TTATTATTATTATTATTATTATTATTATGAATTCAATTAGATCTAATTGATGATCTCAGTAATAATTAATCTCAATAATAATTAATCTCAATAATAGAAATAATAATAATAATATAAGATTCAATAATAAGAGTTCTTCATAATAATAATCATAATAAGAGTTGTAGTTGTTAACAATCTATATAATAGGCAGATTAGAAATTAAAATTCTAATCTATATAATAACCATTTCAAGAAAAAGGTGACTTATGATAGTTGAAACTATTGTATTAAAGAATAAAGTCACTGGACTTGAGATAGTAGCTCATTACAGTGGCAATTATAATTATGGGTTAAGCACTGGTGAATCTTGTTACTCTGTTATAGTTGAATATAACAGAATTGAATATGTTGTCTGTATAAACAAAGATTATCAATCTATATACAAGACTGCAGAAAGACTTACTGAGGATATTGGTTTTCCTTTAGCAGTAAACAGAGTTACAAAGTTACGTGGAAATAATTACAACATTGTTAGAGATTCCATCTGTATTGATGCTTTTAATAGAGCACTAGACAGTCAGAAAAATTACACTAATATTTTTGAAAGATATATGATCAGTGATTTAGATAATGAATTATGTGAGAATATGGATTTCAATAATACTACACGTGATTGGAACTCTCAAACAGATAAATAAAATTATAAGTATAAAGTAAAAGCTCATCATATGATGAGCTTTTTTATTTCATAATATGCTGTTATACTCCATTTACTTCTTAAACCAAAGATCCAATGTATGTTTGTCTGTATCATAATGTGTTGTTAAACTCTTAACATCTGTTGAATCATCATTACGTGGGTATAAAGTATATGACGTTATATTAACATCAATTTTTGCATCACGTGGATAATTTTTAAGATACTCAATAAGTTCTTGTACTGTCATACTCCATTACCACTGTTTGCAATTTCTTCTAATTCTAAACCATATTTATTATTCAGATCTCTACCAAGTTCTCGTATATAATCATTCTCACATCCATGAACGTGACAGAGAATATGAATAATGTCAGTCAATGTCTGTGCAACAATTCGTATATTTCGATCAGCAATTAATTCTTCGTCAGAATGCATGTCTATACTCCATCAGTATAACCAAGTGATTCAAAAGTATCTTTAAGAGAGCCATCAATATTTAAATGGCTTAAATAACATTTTTCTTTTGCTTTATAAAAAGTTGACTTTATTTCATTATCTTGTTCAGATTCTATTGCAACTATAAAATCATTTATTGAATCTTCAAGATATGTAAAGTATTTTTCTTTAATGTCAAGTAGCTGTTCAATAGCTTCTTTTGTGGATTGTTTCATTTTAAATCCTAATTATAATTATAACTTTCTAATGAATATTCTCATAAAGAAGAGTTAGCCCATTTTTCTTAACGAAAGTGTCTATTGGTTTGTTACGTGGCACACGTGCACCAAATTCTATAATATTAAATGGATGTGTAATAATATGTTTACCAGACTTTGTAGGAATAACTGTAACAACTTTCTTTTTAGGCTCACACGATTCAACTATTTTAATATAGTTATCAACGAGGTCATCTACTGTCATAGGTGCATTCAAACTATAATGATCTGCATCCTCTTTATCGACATCAATAATCCAAAGTTGATCATCACGCTCAACATATTTTGCAGCACATGAATCAAATATTGAATAAGGTTTTGCAAAATTATCTTGTGCAATCCTATTAGCATATTCTGCCATAGTGTTTAATGTTACATGCTTCATTGACTTATGATTGACTGAAATATAAGCTCTCATATTAAGAGTATCACAAAGTAACTTAATTTCATTCTCGTGTTTATCAAAGTCTTCTATTGTTTTAATATAGTATGTTTTAAATTTATGATTACCTGCTATAATACGAGCATTATCTTTTGCACGACCAATAATCTCTATTGTATAAAATGCATCAGTAAAAGAATCAAACTGACCACCCCATTGAGATTGAATAAAGTCTTTAATAAGTTTAAAGTTATCAGTCATGGTTAACCTCCAGTAGTCTATTAAACAAATTTATGTTTATTCAATTACTCAAAAGAGAATTTACCATTAGTCAATATATTATCTGATGTGCCATATTTTAAACATTTACCATCAGACTCTCTATTTATAAATAGCATAGTATCTTTACAAGATTTAAAAGATTCAAATCTAGCTTTAGCTTCTTTTAGAGTTTTATAATATTCATAATGAAATTGGCGATTATATGGATAAGTAGAATGCACATCATCTTTACTGATAAATACAACAGTGAGTTTGTACTTATTCATATTCCACCTCCATTATTAAAATCTCATAATAATTTCATCCATATAATCAGATGTGTCATTAATAATAGGAACACATTTAGTTACATGACCACAACATCTTTGTGGTAAAGAATTTACATATCTTGTAACTTCTATAAGAGAACTCAATTCTACTTCAAAAGAAATTGAGTCATAATCATGTGGCTCATTAACATACACAATATATTTTACTTTATCAGTCATGGTACCACCCCCTATTACAGATCAATATAGCTATTCTGTGCATGAGCTTTAGAAACATCTAAACCCATGTCATGATATATACTAACAAGCTCTTCTCCGAAATCACTGCAAGTTAAATTTTTATTGAGTTTAAGAAGAGCATTACAGCTAGGACAATCCATAGTTGCTCCAATATGATTTAACATTTCAGACTCAGTTAAACCTGTTGAAAAAGCTTTTCCACAAACAGGACATGTACCTTTCCATTTATTGCTCATCTTCAACCTCCATGATTATTGTTTTAATCGCAAAAAGTTTGCATATCACATTAAGAGACAAGTCATAATAATTATTGATCGAGTTTGTAAGTCTTTACTTCTATAGGACCATATTGTGAATAAATACGTTTAATCTTTTCCATTGATTGGTTAAAGAGATAATCAGTATAATAAACTTCTTTTGATCTACATACTTTTTTGAATCGCTTATCATAGAAATAAAACCATATCACTTTTATTTCTGTTGCATCATAGTCATTTTTCCAAAGAGCTATCATGACTAACCGCCTATAATTTGTAATAACAAAAAGCCATGAAAGCTACCATTAGTACAATGGTAATAGACCAAGCAATCATATCATCTTTAGTTATCATTACCATCTTCAACCTCCACTATTCTTGTTTCAACTCTTGTTTTAGAGTCATTTAACCACAAAAGGAAATTTGCCCAAACTCTTCCTCTGAAAGCATTAAGCCAGGCGCCAATATATGTATTGTGAATTGTGTATTGGCGCCATCCATCTGTCTGCTGTGATCTGAGTTCAATTTGGTATTTCATCTTAGTACTCTATATCAGGATGAATCATGTGACGATTTTTAACTTCTTTATATCGTCTATCGAGAACTTTATTAATTCCGTCCCAAATACCTTTAACTACTAAATCTAATTCTTTATCAGAAAGATCAAATTCATGATCAATTATAGACACTAACCGAAGTGAAGCCTTGCTAATCTTTTCAAGTCTTTCGTCTTTATTCATTATGTTACCCCTCAAGACAATGAATATAAATCCATTCAATGGAATTCGCAAAGACTTTTTTCATGTCTTCAATAAAAGACAGTGCTTGATCTAACGTAGGAAATGGTGCAATCGTTGGCGAATCAGTATAAGCACGAGTCCCGTATTTAAACATGTATTCTACAGTATATCGCATGATTGCCTCTCTTTTGTAGTTTATTGGACGGAACCATTCCATCCAATTTATGGAATTATTATAACAAGTTTTATTGCTGATGTAAATAGAAATTTAAGCATATACCTTTTTAATAAAGTTCTTAAATTCTTTTATAATATTTTTATTAGCTTCAATAAGCTCATTTATATTAGTTGAATAACAAAGCATTTGGTCAAACTTTATACCAGCTTGTCTATCATCTATGATAGATGTAAAACTACCATTTGATGTCATTATTGATAATGCACAATCTGCATTAAATCCAATACAGGTTGAATTTGTGTAACGAATTCTAATTTTAAATTTACGATCATTAAACTGAACATACTCAGAATAATTTCGTGGATCATCATTTAACCACAGTGTTTTAACTGAAGATGTTGCCATAGAATTATTCCCCTTAGGTTATTGAACGGAACCATTCCCATTCAATTTATGATTTATTTATACCATGCTTTTTTGAACTTGTCAACCAAATTTTTTAACCTGGTTGAAATTTTTTCAAAGAACCCTGATTGAACTCTAATCTCAATCAGTATGCATGTATATTACGGTAAATCGGTTAGTTTGTCAACAGAAAAATGATCAAAGCTTAAAAAATTTTTCGTCATTTTTCTCAATTTTTAGTTGACAAATAAGGTATACTTGTGCTATAATAAAATAACTGAGCGGTGCAATCCTATGCTCATTTATACGTAAACAAAAAATAAATAGTGCAATCTTACCACAAATAGAATCTTTTGTCAACAGAAAAATTTAAGAAAATTATGTCGGACTGTATCTGAATTTATCAGAAATTTGATGCAAAAATTTTTAAATTTTTAGTTGACAGGCCAACAGACTTATGGCATAATAAGCACATAAATTGAACGGATAAAGCACCGTTCAAGGTTCTTTGAAAAATTTCTGTTGACTGAATTTTTTAGTTGACAGCGAGTTTAATTTGCGGTATAAATAAGTCATAAATTGAATGGAGAATGAATCTTCATTCATTGCTTATGGAGTATGACATGACAATTCGATTCACAAGCAAGCGTGAAATTGTTGAAAGACTTCGTAAACAAATCGAGATTAAAGATTCTACAGCTATTCATACTCTTATGTTTATCTTTGATCGTCAGATTGAAGATGAACAACGACAGGAAACTGTTAAATATCGCAATGGTATTGGATTTAAACCACAGGACGCAAAGCGTGGATCTTCATTTGCAAAATGGTACAAGGATAAAGGATTTTTCACAGCTAAGCAAATGAACTATGTTAAACAATTTGTTTCAAAGTATGCCGGACAAGTTGTTGAAGCAAAGATTTGTGAAGGCGAGATTAAACAGCTTGGTCGTGGTGATTGGATTTGGGGATAATAAAAATCTTCAAAAAATTAGTTGACAGACAGTTGAAAACACGGTATAAATAACGCATAAATTGAATGGGAATGGATCCTATTCAACCTTGGAGGAAATAATATGTCAATTTTTACAGCAAAAGAAATCGCTAATCAGTTTAACGAAGCTGTTATGTTCTTTATTGAAAGAGGTTATATTATTTCACCATTTACAGAAAATGGATCTTATTCAAATACAAAGACACATATTGATTTAATTAAACCAAATGACAATTCACATATACTTCGTGTTTGGATGGTTGAAGAGACTTTAAAAGTTGGAAAAGACTGGTGGCAGAAAGTTGATGTAGTTGGACCACGTGTTAAAAAGTATATGAATGGAATAGGCTATGACGGTAAAGTAGCAAAAGAGCAAACACTCTGGCCAGGTAAGGGTGTGGTTGTTTACGAAAAGCTCTTTTATATGTTTAAAGAAAGAAATGGCAATAAGATATTTTCTGATGACCTTGATGAAGCAACTCGCCTTGTAAATTTAGCACTTGACCGTATGATGAATCAACCTGTTGATAATCCTTTCAATTATGGCAGACTTATAGCAAAAGAAAAATTACCATCAAACTTTATTGATGGTATTATGAGACGTATCAATAGCAAACCTGGATTTAAACGTGCTCATGCAAATTGTATTGACACTATTCAGATTTACAAATATGATAATAAACTGAAAGCTGATATTAAATACAACTATAATGGTAAAACTGGTATTATAACCCTTAAGTAAATTGGAGGTTATATATATATGTTATACATACTTACAGTTTACAGGGATAATTCTAAAAGAGATATTACAAATATAGAAGACTTTGTTACTTATGAATCATTAGATGATGCTATAGAATATTATAATACCTATTATGAAAAAAGAGATTTGCCTTATACAATAGAAAAAACTTATGATGAAAAAATCACTAATTTAGATGAATCTAATGATGATAATGTAATTGATGAGAATGTTGAATATTGGGTAGCACCTGATTGTGAAGAATGGACAGAATATTATTGGCCGTACAAAACATTAGGTGAAGCGAAGACACATGCAAGAGAATGTACAAGTATTGAACATTGTCGTGTACACATTAACAAATCATTTAAGAAAGTTGTTATGGAGAAATAGTCATGCAGATAGTTGCTGGAATTATTCTTATTGCAGTTCTTGTTGCTCTTTTCTTTGTAGCTGATAAATGGAGTTAAGTTATGTCTGAGAATAAACGAAAAGGAATCCGTATTGCTACGCTCATTGATGAACTTATTGATGAGATTGCTTCTTTAAAACCAGATGAATATGATTGCTTTGACATTTCTGATGTTTATGATGATGTCTATGAACTACATATTATGTCAGACAAATACTGTCCAGTGGAGAACGCTGTATGAATAATATATTAACAGTTAAAGAACTTATTCGTTTACTCGGTGCCTTTGATGAGAACCTTGAGGTTTATCTTGAAGATGCCGAAGGGTGGACAGGTTTACATAAAGAGTGTGTTCGGTTTGAAGATGATGCTGTATGTCTCTCTATATGGGACGAGCATGGAAATAGATGTGGAGATTAACCAATGAGTGATTCAACATCCAAAACAGAATATATTGTTATGTACCACTACAAAGGTGGTGGTACATATATTGAAACTTATGATCATCCTGGTGCTGCATTATATGGTGCTGCTTATGTTATGAATACACATAAAGATTACGATTGGTACGAAGTAAAAGAAATTTCTACTACAGAAAAATTACTTAAATCTACAAAGTATCATATATAAATGGAGAATAATATGAAAGTTGTATTGTTCATCATTATATGTTTAGTTTCATTTCTTTTACTTGCATGTATTAGTGATATAGGAAGGGAATCATAATATGTCTTTAGAGAATCTTAAACGATTTGAACACAATACAACTGTTGAATACATATTTACACAATACATTGTTTGCAGACCTGAACTTATAATGTATTGTCTTATTGAAGATTCTGATTTATATGGACTAGTAGATTATTGGGCAGAAATAAATAAAGTTGACAAACTAACAATTATAGATGCTATTGAAATGTCACTTCATGATATTGCTGATTTTAATGTTATAAGTACTTCATTTAGAAGTCATAAAGTATGTCATTCATTATTGAAATTACAGAATAATATAATGATTCCGTTAGATTGGCAAATAGATTTATACTAAAAATGCATATGTTAAAAGCTGAAAAGTGTGTCAGATTGTACCAGAAAATTGATGCAGTTTGACACACTTTTCTTTAATTTTTCTGTTGACAGTTGAATCATTTTGTGATATAATAAACTTGTGCAGTGCAATCTTAGTACATTTTTAAGCTTAATTAGTTAAAAACAGTGCAATTCTATCACAAAATTTGGAGTTTGTCAACAGAAAAATGCCTAAAATTTTTAAAAATTTTTGAATTTTTTAGTTGACAGATGGTTAGAGTTTTGGCATAATAAGCACATAAATTGAATGAGCAAAGTGACTCATTCAAGACTCTTTGAAAAAAGTTCCCGCCGACTGAATTTTTTAGTTGACAACCGACCAGGATTGTGGTATAAATAAACCATAAATTGAATGGGAATGGATCCTATTCAATGACTAACCAATATATGGGGTATAGATATGGCATTTGGAATTGCAGAACTGAATGTAAGATATAGCGATTTTATTAAAGATTACCTTAATAAAGGCTATGTCATTTCACCACTTAATATTGGTAATAGCTTTTCTAGTGCTGTAACTTATTTGGATTTAATTAATCCAAAAGAAAAGAATATGACTTATCGTGTGTGGCTAAAAAATACATATAGTAAAGGTCATGATTTTCTTAAGATTGAAGTTAGACAATATGATAAGAAAATATATCGTGGTACTTTATGGCCGGATGAAGGCACTGTTGTCAATGAAAAGTCATTCTTTCTTATTTCACAAAAGAATGGTGTGTATACAGATGATGAAGATGAAGTTGCACGAATTAATAAATGTAGATCAGATCGTCGTACACTGCACGAGTCTTTAGAGAATTTATCTTATAAAAATGGTAGACGTTTAAGAATTGATAAACTATCAGCTGATTTTATTGACAATATTATGGCACGTATAAACAGAGTTCGCGGGTTTAAACGTGCTAATGCAACATGTATTAATGCAGTTGTTCTTTATAAAGAATCTCAGTATGATTGGAGATTGGATAAACGTGTTTATAGATTAAAAGCTCAAATTTCATTTTCCTACAACAACAAGACCGCAAATATCTATCTTGGTTAAAAATTTAGTTGACAAGCAAATTGATTTGACGTATAATCATAACTAATAAATGGAGAGAAAAGGGTTCTCTCCATCATCAAACTTCTTTTATGGAGAATTCAGCATGCCAGTTGTTAACGGTATTACAAAAGTTACAATTGATAATGTGTCTTTTAGCTTTAATGCACTGGTTGTCAATCCGAATAAATATCTCCCTCTAATGCAACCGCTTTTTACTGCCCGTGCTTTCACACAAAAAGCTAATGAAACACAGGAAAAGTATTTACATCGTTTATTTAATACTCTAAATAATCGTCAATCAACTTCATCTGTATCAACAGATGGCACAACCAGAACACGTGCACCACGTCGCCGTAATGAACCTATTGGTGAAGAGAATGAAAAGATTCTCAATACTATGGGTATAGATGTTATTAAAACAACACCTGCAAGTTTATCGATTGTGTTTAAAAGCACAGGCAATAAATATCGTATGAAACGCGATACTATGCTTTCACTCGTTGACACATTTAAAAATTCATACGATTGGGATCCTGCACATAAAGTTCCTATTAAGTTTGGCGTTGAATTAGAGTTTATTGGTAATCCAGATAAGCTTGCTGAATTTAATGCAGCTATGTATAAACGAGTTGGTCAAGATCGTTACAATCCTATTATGCAATACCATAAGAATGATGGTAAACAATGGGAACTTGGAAAAGATTGCTCTGTAAATCGTAGGACTGCACAGCCTAGCAATTTCCGTGGATTTGAATTGACTTCACCTATTTTCAATCTTAATAGTAAAAAGGATTTAAATGAATTAAAAGCAGTTTGCAAATTAATTAGAGATAAATTTGATGGTGTTGTAAACAATACATGTGGAACTCATATCCATATGTCATTCCCTGTTGACAATGCTAGTGAAGATTTAATAAAACACTTTGCGCGTTCATATCGTAAAAGTGAAAATACATTATTTGATAAATGTGTTCCAAACAATCGTAAAGGAAACAAAGCTAGATATTCACGCACTGTTAATGAACGTTATATTTGGGATCGTTATCGTAAATTAAATTTCTGCAATGTAAAAAGAGACACAAAAGAAATGCACCTTGAATTCCGTCAATTAAATGGTACATTAGATTATGATACCATTATTGCTTGGTGTAAATTACAGCAACTGTTTATCAATCTTACGCTTGACACTTGGGAGATTGATGACACTGATATTGAAGATAGACCTGTTGAAGTTCAACTTGAAGAGATTGTTGTTGGTGAAAACTTTAATAAAGCTACAAATGAAACACTGATGAAGATGAGCAAGATGATTGTTTAATTAAATACAAATAAAATAAAAGGGTATGCATTAATGCATACCCTTTTATTTTATACTTTGGACTGCACAACTATGTTGTGGATTGCACCAATTTAATTATATCATGGAATCCTGAATTCGTCAACAGAAAAATAAAGAAATTTTTAGACACTATCTGACACAAAACTTTTTGAATTTTTAGTTGACAATCAGGTCTGTTTGCCGTATTATATGCCTATCAAATGACGAATGAGTCGTTTGAGTGTTCTTTGAAAAAATTTCAACTGACTGGAAAAAATTAGTTGACAGACAGCTGAAAACATGGTATAAATAACACATAAATTGAATGGATGATGAATTCATTCATTGAACCGAAATGGAGACTTTAAAATGACAGTACAGGAATTGATTAAAAAATTATCGGCACTTGATTCTGATTCACAGGTTCTCGTTCGGTTTATGAAAGGTGATCTCTATGGGTTATGCTGGGAAGATCTTGAGGATTTTGATGAAGACGATGTTAAAGTAAACGGTCATATAGTCATTCTTGACATTTCTGATAAATAAATAGAAAATTCCTGTTGACATTCAGTTGAATCTGTGATATAAATAAACCATAAATTGAATGGGAATGGATCCTGTTCAATAAACCAAACGGAGAAAATAACATGACAGTAAAAGAATTGATTGAAAAACTTAAAATGTTTAATGAAGATTACGTAGTTGTTGGGCCATGTAAAGATGGCTACGAATGGGTTCAGGATGAAATGTGTGAATCTGATTTTACACAGGACGATGATGAAAAGATAATGTACATTTCTAAATGATTACGTAAAACTTTTCATTTACATTGAATGAAATGGATCCATTCAATAAACCAAACGGAGAATACATTATGACAGTAAAAGAACTCATTGAAATTCTGAAAACATTTGACCAGAATCTGACTGTTTATACAGAAGATTGTGAAGGTTGGAATGGAATACGTAAGAGTATATCCGTTCCATAAAAGATGGGTATCCGTTTAATGAACATGGTAATGAACCTACTGCACTTCTTATTTCTCAGTGGGATTCAGATGGTAATCGGTAATAAATCATAGGGGAGAAAATATTATGACAGCTGGAGAACTTATTGAAATGTTAAAGACAGTGGATCCTGATATGGAAGTTGTCATTGAAGCTCCCGATTCAGGCTATTATACTTCTGAATATTATGAATATCCGATTGATAAAGAAGAGATTGATATTAGTTTCGGTAAGTTCTCAATTGGAGTTGGTTAATCATGGAAGATAGAATAATGTACGTTATTCAGAGAGCTGATGGTAAATTCTATTGGAAACATCAAAGTATCTCTTCATGTTACGGATATGACAGTTTTGATAAAGCACATTTATTTGTCACTGAAAAAGGTGCAAAGTTAAGAATTAATCATGGTAATGACGGACAGGAATGCAAAATTAAACAGGTTAAAATAACTTTGATTGAATAGAGAGAACCGTCATGATAGACTATAAAGATTATAATAAATTGGTTGAACACTTCGTATTAGATTTAGCGTCTGCAGTTGATTATGTAGGGGATCTTGATGTCTATCTTCACAAATGCGAAACAGAGTCTTTACCATGTAATATTCAATATCTTAAAGACAAAGTAGCAGATCTCAAGTTTGAAATATTCTCTATGTATGATCGTTTATGCAATGATAGAGATGACAAGAACTCAAAGTTAAAATAACATTGATTAAAGAGGGTTTATCATGACAATTAATTTTGACAATCTGCCTGTTGAACCTACTGTAACACTTATAACACCTGAAGGTAAAGATCTTATCACTACGAATAATCCTATTGCAATTTTGTTTGCAAGACTTGAAATTAAACATAACAAATGGACGGGTTATAAAATCCGGACTGCACATGGAGTTATTTGCGAAATTAATTCCATGGGTAAAATTAAAGACTATCCGGATGGTGATATTCCGGGCGATGTTTATGGTGATCTTTTAACCGAGCTTATTTAATACTATACTTTGGAGGTAAAGTAATGAACGTTGAAGCTACACATGATTTTAGTGCTTTGCATGAAAAAGCAAAAGAAATGGCAAAAGAGTTTACAAATCTAAATGGCATTGAATTGAAATTTAATCATTTCTATATTGACAGTCCTTATTATGGTTACATTGATAAAATAGAAAATTTCCCTGAAGATGATCCTGATTCAGTATTTGTATTTCAATTTGATGAAACTGATAATCATTATGAGACAGTAAGTTTTGTTCCTACATTAAATAAAGCAATGGTTTGGAGATCGTTATCAAGCGACAATCCATATTGGAGTGCTGATGATGAAGGTTATGGTGAAGAGGGTGCTGTAAATCCAAATTCCGGGATTGCACATTGGGAAGATTGGCTTGTAGATGGTTTACATCCGTTGAACGATTGGAAAAATTATAAACGTCCGAAAGTAGCTTCGTAACTTTATAAATATTCTCTATATAGTGATGTTACGCGCGATAGAGAAAAATATACATTGAGTTCGCGCTGATGACATTATAGCTCAATGTATAAATAATATTTATGGGAAATTAGTTTAATTGGTAAAACAACCGGCCTTCATTGGGCCGTTAGATGAAAGTTCAAATCTTTTATTTCCCATAAAGTCCCGTTAAAATCGGGCAATGTTAGTGAGGCTAGCTAACACAGAGGTTTTGGGTGAATGTCCTGTTGCTGAAAAAGAGTAGCTACCTAAAAACACCCCGCTTTGTCATACTGGTTAATTTGAAGACGTCCACAGAAGCTATAAACTAATACCTATAATTGGTTACGTTCAATTCGTGAGTAGAATATTATTTCTATAAGTTCAGGATCAATACAATTATAGGAATCATATTAGATGCCTGTTGGAAGATTCAGGTTCGATCCCTGAGTATGACATTATTTATAAATGGAGGAAGCTTATGCGTTACGTTTACACAGTGAATAATATTGGATTGTATAACATTGTTTACTTTGCTAGTAAACGAGCTGCACTTAATTATGCAAAACGTCATAACATACGTAAACTTAGTAATGATGGTCATTGGGGAATTATTCGTGTATTAAGTTCTATTGCTGCTAACGTACGAGAAGATTATCGTAAACATAAAGAAAATCTTGACAAACAAAATGAAGATTGCTGTATAGCATAATGGAGGCATATATGTATAGTATTCAGGGACTTGAGACTGTATTCGATGTTATGGCATATACTGTTACAGCAATGAAAGAATCTGGATTTATGCCAGGTGAAATTGAAGATTATTTACATACAGCATTAAGTGAGAATAATAATTTACATATTATAAATACAAGTAAAGAACAATTAGCAGAATGTAATAAATTATATAAGTCAAATAATAAATGGGATTACGAAGATACTTGGCGAGATCATTATTATTCATCAGTGTGGGATGATGATGGCCGTTATTGTGATGAATATGATGATCAAGATTCATTTGACTATTTAACTGGAGAACCAAAGCAACATAATATATGGGATGATGATAATGTATTTAATGACCTTAAAGATGATGAAGCTTATGAGGGATTTAATACATGTAGAAATTATAGATGGGACTGCTCTGATAATGATGATTGGAAAGTAGGAAGTAAATTTGATTATTATGACGAAATGAAAAGACAAGATGATTTAGAACCATCATACGATCCATTTAATGATCCTGATAATAATGAAACAATGGATGACTTTTAATTAGAAAAATACTTGAATTTTTTAGTTGACAACCAATTTGATTCGTGGTAGAATTGCACCGCTTTATTTGTCTGTATCGATTTGTACCAAGATTTCCACATGCAAAGTTTGTACCAGATTTTTAGTTAAAAAATTTTCTTTTTAGGTAATTTTTTAGTTGACAAACTTGCTGAAATATGGTACTATAGGTTTATCAAATGAGCAATGAGACTCATTTGATGCCTTGAAAAAATTCTCTTTGACTGAAAAAATTAGTTGACAGAGGACTTGATTCATGGTATAAATAAAGCAACAAATGAATGAGGAATGGGTCCTTGTTCATTAACCAAATGGGTAGACTTATGAAACAGAGAACAATTAAAAAGCGTGAACGTATTGAACATGCCGCGAATTTTCCACTTTCATATAAAGCTCGTAAAGTTTATGTTTACTCGATAACAGGCGTAAAAGATAAGCCATTTATAATTTATACATGTCGTCCAACAAATAAGAAAACAAAATCTTTCGCAGTGACATTGCATTTTGCAAAAATTTCCCGTGAGTTACTAACTCATTGGGAAGTCTAAGATTGTTGGCATAGTTTTGTGCTTTCACTTTACGAATTTAAATGGAGACAATGATATGACTACTTACACAGTACTTAATAGCATGTCAGAAGAAATCTGCAAAAAGATTAAACGTATTGTTAAGAAATGTGAAAAGAATCATATTGATTATACATTTAATGTAAGTGCACCATATAATAAGTTAGTTACAATTAATAAGGATAAAAGTTTTGAAGTAAGTCTTGTTGATTTAAATCTTGATGTTACATTTAAATTTAATGGTTGGTCTTCATTGGGAATGATTCAAAGAAAAGATGGAATCGTTCAATGTTATTTCGATAACGCTTATTTAATTAAACAATATAAAGACACTGATTTTCATTGTGATCACTGTCATAAAAAAGTTCACCGTAATTCTGTTGTTATACTTGAACACGATAATGGTGAAAGAAAAATTGTTGGTACTTCATGCGTAAAAGAATTCACATCTGGTTTGGATGGTAACCTTATTGCAGAAGTAAATGATTATATGAATATTCTCAAAATGAGAGATTCAGAATTAAGATGCTTAATGCAAGGTGAAGATAATGCAGATGTATTCTTTGAATCGAATGGAGTTAAAACATATAATGTAGTTGACATTGTATCAGCAGCAAAACGTCTTATTGATAAATATGGTTTTGAACCATCCGGTAGTATGAATGCTACATGGAAATTTATCATGGATGAATATAATAGAACTAAAATTGAAAGTGAAGCTGTTGACGCTATAGAATGGATTAAATCATTGTCTGAAGATGAAGCTACAAAGTCAAGTTATTTATTTAATCTTAAACAGATTATAGATGCAGGATATTGCACAGCAAGACACTTTGGATTTCTTGCTTCATTAATTCCATCATATCGTAAAAGTGAATATAAAAGATTGCTTGATCTTAAAAAGAATTATGGTAAAGTAAGTGAGTATGTTGGTAATGTAGGCGATAAGATTTCTGTAAAAGTTAAATATGTAAATACTTATTCATACGATACAAGTTTCGGTAGTTCATACATTCATTTATTCATGGATGATAATGGTAACATTTTTAAATGGTCTACGGGAAGCAGATTAGAATATACTGTAAAAGATAATCACTCTAACTACTCACAATGGTATTACCTTGACAAAGGCGCAACAATTCAATTAACCGGAAAAATTAAAGATCATAGTGAATATCGTAATCAAAAACAAACTGTTCTTACAAGATGCAAGTATGAGGTTCTTGAATCAAAAGACAGAGATGAAAAGATTGCTGAACTTGAAGAGTATTATTCTAAAGAACACAAATCAACTGTTGATGAAGATTTAGACAGTATAATGTCTTATTGGGAGTCATCAGTTGTATAAAAGTTTAAGACATTAATAATACTATAACCATCATATCATGATACATCTTAATTGGAGAACAAGATTATGTCACTTCATACGCTAAACGAATTGCATAGTAAAACAGCAGACTATATTAGTGATGTTATAAAACAAGGATTTAAAATAGATTCTGATAAATCAGTGTCAGATAATCCACATATCTTTAATGTATCTTTATATAATAAAGACACTAAACAAACTATAGAAATTTGTACTAAAGATGATGGTGATTCTTTTATAAGTTCATTTAATGTGTATTGTAGTATTGGTGGAGGTAGTGCACAAAGAATTAATGTTCCTTATTATAAAGTACATGACGATATTTATGCAGATTCAGAAGATGAAGCAAAAGAAGAACATAAGAAATGGTTAGCATTTAATCTTGGGTTATGTAATATTGTTTAGAGTGGAGGTAAATAATGAATAAGAATAACCCTCTTTACAAATATGCTGATAAGCTGAATGAATATGGCATTAGTCTTGTTAAGAAGTTTATGCATTCTAAACAGTATTCTGATTTACGCTCTAAAGTCAATGACATAGACAAAGAGATTGAACAACTAAATATAGAATATGAAAGAAAGTTTAGAGAACTTCATGCTGCAAAGCGTAATATAGAGATTAATGAAATACCTAAAGCAAGAGATGAATATGTGAGACAGCATATTGATTGTTACAAAATGCATTTGAAAATTCAACAGATTGGTGATAACTCATTTGAAACATATATGAAGGTGTTAAACAATGAAAGTGCTACTTAATAAAATTGAGAATACATCAAATGGTGCCGCACACCTTGTTTTCTTTACTGATATAAATACTCATTTTGTTGGCACATTTTCATTTACAGTTCCAAAAGCATTTGCGTCAACAGTATGTAAATATATTATTGAAAATACATTTGGCTACGGAACTGAGCTTGATATAAGTATAATTCCATTAAGTAATGGAAAAGAGACAATGGAAATAACAAGCTACATTCCGTATGATCCTAAATCTAAAACTGTACTTCATATAACACAGTATACTCGTGATAAGGAATAAGACAATGGCTAGTTTAGGTGATCGAATGAAACAATACGAGCTTGTGAGTAAATCACACCTTATCAGAAGAATGCCTGTGATCCTTAGATTAGATGGTTGTCATTTCCATACTTTCACAAAGGGGTTTATTAAGCCATTTGATGAAGTACTTATGTGTTCTATGATAAGAACAATGAAATATCTTTGTCAAAATATTCAAGGTTGCACTTTTGGATATACTCAATCTGATGAAATTTCATTGATTCTTATTGATTATAAAAAGTTAACTTCATCAGCATGGTATGACAATGAAGTTCAAAAGATGTGTTCAGTAGCATCTTCATTATGCACATTAGCATTTAATCGTATATTCAGAGAAGAGGTTCATAAACACGTTCCTGAATATTTCAATGATAAAGAAAATGGCAAATGTTTGTCTGCATATAATAAAGCTTTAGAGACTGGCGCTGTATTTGATTGTAGAGCTTTCAATGTTCCAAAAGAGGATGTATGTAATTGCCTTATTTGGAGACAACAAGATGCCACAAGAAATTCAATACAATCATTAGCTCAATCACAATTTTCTCATAAAGAATTACAAGGTCTTTCTTGTGACAAACTGCAGGATAAATTATTTACAGAACGTGGTATAAACTGGAATGATCTTGAAGTTTATAAGAAGCGAGGCACTGCTTGCTATAATCGTGGTGAAGAACATAGTGATTGGGTAGTTGATTTTAATATGCCAATTCTTACGCAAGATAGAGATTATATTAACAAACATATATTTATAGACTAATAAACATTAGATTACACTACACTATTATAAATTATAACAATTATTATGAAAGTTTACAAAGCACTAACAATACTACATCACATGCCATTAGATTGGCATGTTTTATGGGGTGATTCTGATAATTTACTTCATCCTGTTTTAGAGGTCTCTTATAATAAAGATGCACATAAAACATTTGTAACTTTATTTCGAGAAGGTGATTTAGAGGCATATAAGAATGAGTTGTCAGTAAAAGATTTTTCTAACATGCTATTGAAGTTGCCAATGAACTCTTTTGATAGTGAATTAGTGTTTAATAATTTTCAGGAAACGAATTATGGTAACGCTGGAATGTTTGAATCTACTTCAGAGATCTTAAATATAAAAGGATTCAGAAGAGCAAAATACACTGCATACGATTATACGCTTAAACAAAATAAAAAGCATCACTATGTTAGAATGATGCTATTCAACGACGATCTTGACAGGCGAGGATAATCTAATATGTCTATGCTACATCATCCAACTGTACCAAAACACAAATCAAAAATAAAACGAAAGAAGTATAGCCATTCTAAATTTAGATTAAGTAATGGCATAAAAGTGTACACCTATAACATTGGTGATTACTGCTTTTTCACATCAAGGCCAAAACAAAAAGGCTCGAAAGCATACTCATTAGAATATGCTTTGTGGTTAATCAGATATTATAATGGTGTTATGAATAGGAGATAATATATGTTTGCAACAGATTCATTGGGCATGTTTGATTTTGTAATTGAATTTAATTTGCCAAAAGAGATTTCTGATAATCAAGAGCATATTAAATTATCAGTTAATCGTGTGGAAATTCCTGCAGTTAAAATTCCAGCATGTCCTATAGGATATAAGTCTCTACACTTTAAAACATCTGGAGAAATTCATTGCATAGAACGCTATAAGCATATAAAAGATGTTTTGCCACTTATAAACAGATGGGTAAATAGTGTATGGAGCCCATGTAATACACTACATAGCAGCAGAAGCGATCTACTTGTAAAGGCAAAGTTATATGCTTATAATAAGAATGATCATAGCTTGTTTAAGAAATGGAATCTTGAAGAATTCTATCCGTTATTTAATCCAAATGTTGAATGCTTTTCTGGAGATACTATAGAACTGATATTCAAATTTGAAAATATGATTGTAGAAGACAATAAGCCAATGTATGATATTAGCAAATACATTAAAGAGTATAAAGATAGAAATAATAAATGCGAATTCTGTGCCTATAATAATGTTCAGAGTGGCAGATGTTACATGTGCAAAAATCATAATTGGTTTGTACAAGAAATAAACTTAAAGCAATATGTCATTAAAAGAGTATCTGAAGATTCAAATAATGAATTTATAAATTCAAAAGAAGCTATCGACTTAAAAGCAAAGATTGATTTGCGTAAAAATGTATATGACGATTTTAATGAATATGTAGAAAAGCAGAAAGAAATTTTAGATCAAGAACTGGAAGACAAGCGTAAAGAGTGGTCCAACCTACAAAGTGAATATGCTTATAAGACAGCAAGGTTTGTTTCAGATAATATTGACAAAGCGCTTGAATCATTAGATGAATACTGTAAAAGCTAGTATTTATAAATTTAATAGCATATTACAAATAATTGACTGCGAGTAATATTATATGAGTGAATATAAATTATATAATAATGATTGCCTAATACAAATGGTAGAGATGTATACTTGCAATTTACAAGTTGATCATGTTATTTGCGACTTACCATATTTTAAGATTGTCAAAGCTAGCTTTGACAACCAATGGGACAGCGTAGATGATTACATTGAATGGTTTAATTCTATACTTAAATGTATAAATAAAATTATAAAGCCTAACGGAAACATTATACTATTCTGCTCAAGACAAAATATATGGAGAATGTGTAAAGTACTTTATGAAAATGGCTTTGAAGAGAATAGGACAATTATATGGGTAAGGAAGAGAGGCTTTAATAATACAAGAGGTAAGGCATTAGCAAGTGGCTATGAGCCAATTTTATTTTGGTCTAAAGGAAAATCTTCAGTGTTTAATTCTATTAAAGTAAAGTCAAATTTAGACCGGCAAGAGTATAAAACTGGAATACTAAAAGACGGTATTACTTTATCTGATGTTTGGACAGATATTCCATCTTTACCTTATAACTCTAAAGAAAAAGTTAATCACCCTACACAAAAACCTATAAAACTAATGGAACGTATTATCACGCTATTTACAAATAAAGATGATACTGTATTGGATTTTTGTATGGGCTCAGGTACAACTGGCGTTGCATGTAAAAATCTTAACAGGAACTTTATTGGTATTGAGAAAGATTTAAATTATTTTAACATAGCTTGTAATAGATTAAGAGAAGCACAGCTCTTAAGTAACTAGACTCTATGGAGAAGTAATTATGTGTGAATTTACTACTGAATCAAAGTCTGGAATACGAGATAAATGTGAATTAGTAAAAGATTGCTCTATTAAATATAATTCAAAAACACATCTTATTTTTGGTACAATAGGCTGTGGTAAAACAACACTGTTTAAGCAGCTTATTCAAGAAAAATTAAATAGAGATGAAGATGTTTTTGTTTTGGGAAATGAAATATATGGAAGATTGTATTTTAACGATAAAATTAACAGCAAGCTTCACTTTTATTCTCTGAAAGAAATGAGCAGGTTTTCTAGCAAAGTCGCTCCAAAAGATTTTGCAGAGTATATTGTTAATTTTTATTGCTCTTTAGCTGGTAAAGATAATATTAGAACTATAGCTATAGATGGTCTTGAACAATTTAAACTTAATCCAGATTATACAACATCTGAATATTTCAGAGAATTGGCAAAAAAGTGTAGAACTAAGGATATAAATTTCCTCTATACTTTAGGTGTTGGATCAGATAAAAAAGAATCATATCATAAGTTGCCAGGAATCTATGAACGGTTCTCTGATATTATAACTGTTTTGAAATAATACTTATAAGTTGGGAGATACTTTAAAATATCTCCCCTATGCTATAACGAATTCTTAATGTAAATGTAGTGATATGAATAAATGGAGAGCTTCTATGAATAAGGATTATGAGTTGAAAGAAAGTTGTAATAACACTAATAATAGACTTAAACAATTATACGATGTATTATTGAAAGATCTTGGTTTATCTCACAATGATTGTTATGTACATATAAACACAGCATTATTTGCCATTAACGAATCTATTTTCAGAGACGAGAATAGTTAAGATGACAGTGGAGCAGTGCTATGGATAAATACGAGATTTTAACTTTCACAGATTTGTATATTAAGTTTCAAGAACGATGTAAACATATTGCAAATATTCTTTCTGAATATGACTGTGACTTTAAAGAGAGCAGATGGGATGATTGGCAACTTGATTACGATCAGAATAAGAATCCAACTAATTGTAATATGGATGTAGACATTTATGCAAGAGGTTGTCACGTAGATTCTCGAACATTGTCTTTTCATGTAAAATTACTTTCTGCAGATGACACACAGATTCATGAGTATGCACAAGAAAAATATAAAAGGACATAAGCTATGTTTGATAATCAATCAGAAAATGAACCATTTGCATTCATTATTTTAATGATTATAGTTGCAGGTATTATTGTAGCAATCATTAAACTTTTTGATTTATAAATGATGTTTAAATTAAAATTTTATAAAATAAGATTATTATAAAGACGATAAATTTATCGTCTTTATTTTTTTATTTTTCTGTTGACAAATATTGGAAATTGTGGTATAATATAGCATCAAAATTTCTGATACAATTCGATACAAAATTGGTTAATTTTTCGAAATTTTTCTGTTGACAAGAGGATCACTTTACGCTATTATTAGTCTATCAAATGAGCGATGAGTTCATTTGAGACTCTTTGAAAAAAGTTCTGTTAACTGAATTTTTTAGTTGACAGTGGATTAAACTCATGGCATAATAAATTCACAAAATGAATGGAATGATCCCATTCACTGGAGTTTAGCAATGAGCATAAAACTTACTACAGTTGCTGGTACACAGGCAAAAAGAATTATACCATTTATAGCAACAATTTGGAATTTCTTTGATAGCTCAAATGAAGTTCAAATTCGTGAGGCACTGTTAAAAGTTTCATTATTAGCTCGTCGTGGCAAATTAAAAACGATATACATGTTTGAGACTATTGCAGGTGTAACAGTCAACAGAGAATTTGATGGTTTGAGTACTGCTATTGAATTAAATGTAAAATGTGATAAAACTGTACAATGTGATGAATGTATTACTTTACATTTTCCTAGCATTGAACAAGTGTTGCTATATGAAAAACTTGCTAATGAAGATAGAGAATTATACACGAATAATCATAGTGAATTCTTAGACAAATACGTTGATGAATTACTATGCTGTAAATAATTTTAAAAAATTAGTTGACATTCTCAGGAATGTGCATATAATATAACTTAACAAATGAATGGAATGAATTCATTCATTAACACAAGAGGATATAGCATGAAAAAGTACACTGTTAACACAGACGTCACAATGAGTCTTTGTGATGAATTCTATGATACATCAGCTCTAACACTTGAGGGTCTTGATTTAGACAGCTTGGACGATTATGCAAATTATCTTGATCGTGAATGCGGTTTAAAAGATGGTGCTGTGTTTCATGTCATTGATGGAAATGAGATGGATGATTTTTATATGCTATCCGGAAAAAATGCTTATCCAGGTGATTTACATATTGTTGTTATTAAATTAAGTGATCTTATTAATCCTAATAAAATTATTATGAAGCGATTTGAGTTTGGTGGAAGATGGTTTGATGATGTAGTTGACAACAATGCTCGTAGAGCGTCTTAATAAAGGTTAGGATTATGTCATTGTACTCTTTAAAAGAACTTAATAACAAACCAGCAGACATTATAAGGTCGTTTTTGTTAGAAGGTTACAGAATAGTTCCTACAGAGCAGACTGATAAAAGAGAATTTGTAGCTGTACTTACTAATAATCACTATACAGTTAAAATCATAACACGATGTAGTTATGATCACTTCGTTATAATTTTTGTCGTTAAATGCAATGAAGATCACAGATTTGATTTTGAAGAATCACGTTGTTATTACAAATCGTACTATGATGTTTATGCTGACTCTGAAAAAGAAGCTGAAGATGAACGTATTAAATACCTTTCAAAGTGTTATGAAGACATGTATTTAATAGGAAACTTTCCTGAAACTTATACGGAGATTAAGTAATGAGTGGCGGAGCATTCGATTACAAAGATAATGAACTTAACTACCTTCAGGGTATGGTTGCAAAAGAAATTGGTTATATTGAATACTGTGCTAATGACAGCGATGAATACGCATACAATTCAAAGACACTTACATATATGAAACTTATTTGTGAGGATCTTGGTAAACTTGCAAAAGTAATGCACTCACTAGATTGGTTTATCAGTGGTGATACTAGTGAAGAAAAATTTATTTCTGATTATGAGAAAATATATAATATGGAGGACAAGTAATTATGTTGACAAAGTTTAATGATTCCAACGATATGAACACTGTTGCCTCTGATGCTATTCATTCTTACATTAAAGATGGCTATCATATTGATGCAAAAGAATCAGTGATTGATCGTGAAAAAGATAAGGATTGTACATTTAAGGCAGTTCTGAAAAAAGATGTAGATGGTATTGAATGTAAAACAGTTATTACATTATCTGATAATGGTGATGATAAAAATAAACATTGTACTTATCATAAAGTAGAGTCTGTTGGTGATACAAAGTGGAGTGAAGAGACTCGCACATTTAGTTGTACAACTGATAAAGCTAAATTAAATAATGTTGTTAAAGATAATCTTTTAAATAAATCATGGGATGATGATAATGATTGGTTAACCGCTCATCGTAAACGTATGAAACGTATTTCTGACATGTATGGTTTTGGGTGGGATTGGTTTGATGATTATAATAAATCATTTAAACGATTAGCTGATGTTATTAAAGTACCAAATGATGATAGGATTAAGGTAGCAAAGCCTGATTGTTCAAATACAGATAAAAAAGATACTAAATGGACTTGTAAATGTCCATCAGCATATCAGAGATTGAATGATTATATTAAACTAAATAATGACAATGATAAATCTGATAATGATGAAAAAGAACACATTAAAGTAGACGCAAAAGATTCAGAGGATGATATTTATAATAAGATTGTAAATCGTAAAAAGAACCTTGAAGATGCCTGCAATGCAAAAGCTCGTTCTGATAAAAAGAAAGTTCCTATTGAATCTCTTATTGAAAATAACAATAACAAAAAAGATGAATGTGAAGATGATCTTGAAGATTCATTAATTAAACTTGTTCGTTATATTTTTGGGAAATAAATATTTATGACTATGTTAAATTTCTTTGTAAATGTTGTGTATACTATAAATAATGATAAGATTAACATAGTCATGCTTGATTATTCAAAACCTAGCTTTGAAGAATATCTTGTCACAAAATGGGTAAATAATATTCAATTATAACAATGGAGCTTTAATATGACTGTTGCATTAGCTTATGTAGATCCTGAATCAAAACATGCATATATCGCTGCAGATTCCTGTGCGTCTAATTCGATTGATCGATCAATAGTTAAAAATTGTAAAGTGTTTAATCCTGTTGGTAGACGTGATGTTTTAATTGGATGTGCTGGTACATTTAGATTGCCTAATCTGTTACAATATGTTCCAGGTATCTTTCCAGCAGAAGATGAATTAGCAACAGATGATATTAATCTATCATATTTAATTAATGAATTTACACCTGTTGTTAGAGCACTAACTGAAGACTTTGATGATGATGATGCTTGGGAACTTTTAATTGCTGTAAAAGATCGTATTTATAGAATGCAGATGGATCTTTCAATTATTGAACCAGCTGATAATGTAGATTCAATTGGTATTGGTGGATCAGTTGCATTAGGTGCTATGAAAGTATTAAATGAACTTGCACCATACATGCCTGTTGAACAACGATTAAAACACGCACTTCAAGTAGCATGTTCATCGATTCAAGGATGTTGTGCTCCATTTTTAATTCGTGAAACAACGCCAATTCCGGATGAAATTTTAGCTAAAATTCCTAAAGATAAAGATAGAGAAAAACGCGGATATGAGATCATTCGTTATAATGATGAAGACATAGATGAAGACGAATCAAGTGAAGTAACATTATCATTAGATGATATTAAGAACGTAAATAATAATACACATTCAAAAAAGAAAAGCAAAAAAGATCTTTTGAAACATAAAAAGAAAAAAGATAGAGATAAATAGATTATATAAATAAGTAGACCCTAGGCATAACACCTAGGGTTTATTTGTATATTTATGTCAACAGTCTGAATGATTAATCACCAGATTGCACTACCCGACTATTTAATTATAACACGATAGCCGTTATTCGTCAACAGAAAAGTTTAAGAAAATTGTACCAGACTGTATCTGAATTTATCAGAAATTTGATGCAAAAATTTTTGAAATTTTCTGTTGACAAACTGATTGAACTATGGTACTATATACCCATAATGAATGAGTGAATAAGCCATTCATTAGACTTTGAAAAAAGTTCCTGTTAACTGAATTTTTTAGTTGACAGATACCTGAGATTATGATATAAATAAATCATAAATTGAACGGGAATGGATCCTGTTCAATCTTTCACGGAGATTGCTATGAAACGTAAACGTCGGACTTGTATGTGTTGCTTTAATCCTGCAGCCTATGTGTCGCACAATTCAACACTTGCTCTTTGTGAAGAGTGTTATTTAAGTTTTTCTGATGATTATGAAGCTTCCATGGAAGAAGAATATGGAATGTCTTTTGATGAATATTATGACATTGAAGAGTTAGATGATGATGAAGACTAAAAATAAAATCACTATTTAAGTAGCAATTTTATTTAGCATTATATGCTGGAGGTTACTAATATGCCGAATAAACAAATTAAAGATGCTTATGAGATTGCATGTTTAATGGATTCAAAGCGATTATGTTCTGATCTATTGTCTTCATTATTAAGACTGAATTGTGCTATTAGTTCACATTATATCAGTGACGGACTTTATGATAAACTGCGGGTTGCAAGAAAAGAAGTAGAAGATCTTGCTACCGAACTCCACATCAGTATTTGTAACTTTGAAGATGGACTTCAATAAATAGGGAGCTTAATATGTTAAATCCAAAAACTAATGAACGAGAACTTGCATACATTGTTAAAGTGTCTGAAGCAAAAGAACTTCCTGGTTATGATTCTGTTCACTATGTAAAAGTTTTGGGGTGGTGGTGCGTTGCGCCTAAAGATATTAAAACTGGTGATCTTGTAGTATACTTTGAAATTGACTCTAAGTTGCCTGCGAACGATGCACGATTTGCATTTATGGAAAAACGCAAATATCTAGTTAAAACTATTAAGATCTGCAAAGTTGTATCACAAGGACTTGTACTTCCATTATCCGATTTTCCTGAATTAAAAGGTTGTAAAGAAGGCGATTTTGTAACTGATAAACTTCATGTAGAAAAATATGATCCTGAGCCTGTATGTGAAAATCAATGCTCTAAACCTAAAGTCTCTGATTTTCAACGTGCAATGGATCGTCATAAGAAATTCTTTAAAAATCCAATTGTAAAATATTTGATGAAATATAAACCAGTGCGATGGTTATTAGCAAAAGTCTTTGTACATAAAAAAGATAAAGATAAATGTAAATGGCCGGAATGGTTACCAAAGACTGGATCTGAACGTATTCAAAATCTCCCACATTTATTTGGTTGCAATGATAAATATATTATCACTGAAAAAGTTGATGGTTGTTCTACTTCATTTATCTTGAATGAAAAAGATAAATATATGGTAGGTTCACATAATGTAATTAAAAATCCTGATAAAGACTCAGATGGTGGCAATTACTATAAATGCAACGTGTGGGCAGAATCTGGATTTAAATACAATATGCAAGAACTTCTCAAATCTCTAAAAATTGTGCATGGTTTAAAGACCGTTGCAATTCAGGGTGAGACTTATGGTGATGGAATTCAAAAACGTACTTATTCATTAAAAAATAAACATGACTTTGTTGTATTTCATATTTGGTTCGATGGCAAACGATTACCAATCAAAGAAATGGTTAAGATCTGTGAAGATCGCGAATTGCCACATGTTCATGTTTATGATTATGATTATAAAATTCCAAAATCAGTAGAAGAGATTGTTAATTATGTAGATTCATGTAAATCTGCAATTGATGGTGGTGATATTGAAGGGTTTGTTTTCTATTCACAAGATGGTCAACAGAACTTTAAATGTGTATCTCCAAACTTCCTTCTCAAATATCACCGATAGGATAATATTATGAACAGCAGACAATGTAAGAAAAAATTGAAGAAGTCACTTTTTCATGATTATGAAATACAAGGTAGAAAGATTTATTCTTATGCCGTTGCACGTAGTAATACTATCATTATAGGATTTACAGCAAAGCCAAAACAAAAAGGATGCCGCGCATTTCCACAAAAGTATATTCTTGAAGAACTTCGTTTGTATGGTTATAAAGCGGCGTACGAGGATAACATTCTTTTTAACAAATTATAAATATAAGGAATTTATAATATGACACCACAAGATTGGGAAGACATGGGAATTCTAAAAGATGCTGTAGTTAATATTGTATTGTGCCTTAAAGAAATAACTCGCGGTGATATTCATTGTTTTCATGATAATACTGAACTTATGAAAGATTGCGGTTCAAAATTAATGCGAATTGCTTATTTAACTGATAAACTATATGATGGAAATTCTCTAATTAAAGATGAGGATAACTAATTATGTATTGCAAGCATTGTGGAAAAAAGCTTAAATACGATATTAATAATGATACATACACGATCTATAATGACAATATTTATTGTGATACTGATTGCATGTTATTTGATGTAGATTATGATGGTGTAGATGTAAGTTCATTTTCTAAAGAAGATTGGGATTTATCTATTAATTGGGATGATAACAATGAAAATGAAATGTCGATTAAAGATGCTATGTCAATTTTAATTAGACATAATAAATGGCGACGTGATAATCATGTACCAAATAAGTATGAAATGGTAAATCCTACTGAGCTTGGGAAAGCAATCGAAGTTGCTATTAATGTAATGGACAAATCGCTTGGTGATAAGTAAGATTATTTTAAATAAATAATATAAAGTTTGCACTGCCACACTGCAAAATTTCATAAAGATTATATATTAAGCTTTAATATATAATCTTTTATTTTTATTTTATACAAGCTGAAAATTTTTTAAATTTTTCTGTTGACAGATGGTTAAAAATGTGCTATAATAATGTGCCAAAATCTCTGATAAAATCTGATGCAATTTCTTGAATTTTTCGAAATTTTTCAGTTGACAAATCGACTGAACTATGGTACTATTGCTTTATCAAATGAGCAAGATGCTCGCTTGATGACTCTTTGAAAAATTTCTGTTAACTGAATTTTTTAGTTGACAGAGAATTGAATATGCGTTATAAATAATTTAACAAATGAATGAGAATGGTCTCATTCATAGCATTGGAGTCAAATATGGCATACACAAAAGTTTGTAAAATTTGTGGTGAGTCATTTGAATCAGACTCAAGGAATACCATATATTGTTCCGATAATTGTGCTAAAAGAGGCGCGAAAAAAGCATATCGCGCCCGCAAGATGAAGCATATAAATGCAGTTCGGCGAGGTGACGATAAAGAAGTTGAAAACCTTATTACAGCTGCATACCATTTGGCACGCGATGTTGCTAAAATGTGTTTAATTAAAAAATGTGCATGTACTGATCCCGACCATGTATGCGAAGGTGAACTACATGTGCACCATAAAGATCATGATGTATTTAATAACCACCCGTCAAATCTTATGTGGGTGTGTGAAAAAGCCCATAATATAATCCATTCAGAAGAAGAGGATTGCTCTATAGATAATGAAATTAAATCATGGGTGGTAATTCGTAAACAGGCAGAAATTAGGGAACGAAATCGTGCAAAGCAAATAGCTAAAAATAATGGTTGACAAAATCATTATTATATGCTATAAATAATTTACAAACTGAATGGATTGGTTCCATTCATTCAATATAGGGAGTATATAATTATGGCACTTCGTACAGTTAATCAGCTTAATGCATTTTGTCATGAATGTGAAGTTCTTCATGATATATTATCACGGTATACAGCTTGCGAAAACTTTAATGATATGATTAATGAGCTTAAATGTAATGATACATTATGGGCTATGGCTGATCAGAATGATATGAAAGAATCTGATATGGAAGATTGGATTAAAGCACACATGGAATCATCTGTTGAATGCAGAGTATTTCAAGAGTGCGGACCTGCAGGTGGTTGGCCTGTAATTTCCATTAAATGTTTGGATAAAGTATTTTATCTTGACTGGGTTCTTGATTAAATAGTGGAGATATATATGGGACTTGATGTTTACTTTATAAGAAAACCTATACATCGTCATGCTACAAAATCATTTGCAGATATTTCTGCAAATTTATGTGCCTCTACTAATAAAGATTTAACGACTGCTATTGAAGATCTTCATTATTATACTGATGAAAATCATATTGATTTTGAAGCTTGCTTAGCTGATATTATAATGACATATCTACGTCGTAATAGCAATGTTTATAGAAGTGATGTAGACGGTGATGAAGTAGCATACTTTAGAAAGCTTTGGTGGATTGTAAATTATTTCAATTATAAAGATGAAGATTATGGCAAAGACGTTGAAATAACAAAGTCTCAAATTGAAGATCTTGTTACAATGTCAAAGAAATTAATTCTTATGGTAGAAAAACATTTCACTGATAAAGGATTTGAAATTGATACGTCACCAATTAATTATAAAGGCTGTACTATTAGATGTGGTGGTGATAGGTCTAATTATTTGACATTTAAAAATGGATTAGTAACAGACAGTCTTATTGATGAAGCTGATGAAATATGCAGCGAAGCATTAGATTCTAATGATTCATTTTTATTCTATAAAGTATGCGAGATTTATATTCAATTTAGTAAAGTTCTTGAAGATACTAATTTTGATGAAGAGAAGATATACATGAATGCTGATTGGTAGTTGATAATTTTAATTACATCATGTATATCTAAAATTATGTGCTGAGTGTAGTTTAATAACATACATTCAGCATTTAAATTAAATTTACATGATGGAGTATAGACAATGTTAATTAATACATCAGAAATTTCATTTTTATCTGCATTGGTAATATGCTCCATAGTTTTCATGATTATACTAATTTGGTATAAAAATGGAGATTAATAAACGGAGTAAATTGCAAATATGGCTCAATTATTTTTATCAATAATAGTATTTTTATTTTTCTTATATATAAGTTATAATTTAGATAAATATTTATAATATATTAAAATACAATAGATGCCGTATAGTTAACTATACGGCATTATTTTATTAAAAATTTTTTGAATTTTTCTGTTGACAAGCAACTAAAAATGTGCTATAATAAATAATTTAAACTGTGACACTTTGTCACACGTTCAGATACAGACTGATGCAAAAATTTTTGAAATTTTTAGTTGACAACAAGGCTAGTCTGTGGTATTATTGGTTTATCAAATGGGCGATGAGTTCATTTGAATGCTCTTTGAAAAAATTTCAACCAGGTTAAAAAATTGGTTGACAGAGAGTTTGGTTTGCAGTATAAATAAGACAACAAATGAGCATGGAATGGATCCTTGTTCGCTAGCCATGGGAGTTAAATCATGAAAGTTGCTGAATTGATGGAATTGCTTTCACAGGCTGATCCGGATGCTGAAGTTCATTATTCATATATGGCATTTTCTGAATACGGTGAAGATATTGAAGGCGATGGTTCATTTGATGAAGACGACATTTTAATAGACGATGACATGGTAACTTTTCACTGCATGTAAAACAACCAATATTTTTGGAGGCTAATATGAACTTAAAAATTTTTGCAAAAACTGTTGAACAGGAAGTCAACGATCAGTTAAAACAGTTACTGTCTGTAAAAGTATTTAGAGATGCGAAAGTTCGTATTATGCCGGACACTCATGCAGGTAAAGGCTGTGTTATTGGATTTACTGCAAATTTAGGTGATAAAGTTGTTCCGAATTTAGTAGGTGTTGATATTGGCTGCGGAATGTATGTTTGTGAATTAGGTAAAGTTGATATATCTGATGATGTATTAGCTGGATTAGATAAATTTATTCATGAAAATGTTCCGGCTGGAATGACTGCGAATGATGATAAACATTGCGTAGGTTTTGCAAAATTGCAGGACTTAAAAATGTGGAAATATCTTAAAAATGTTGAACACTTATTCCGCTCTGTTGGATCGTTAGGTGGTGGTAACCATTTTATTGAATTAAACAAAGATTCAAAAGGAAATGTTTATTTAGTTATTCATACAGGTTCACGTAATTTAGGACAGCAAGTTTGTCGATATTATCAGGCGATTGCTATTGACGATTGCAATGTAAAATCTGAAGAGGTAAAAGCTAAAACTGAACAACTGATTGCTGAATATAAAGAGGCTTTGCGTCATAAAGAAATAGCACAGGCTGTTCGTGAATTGCGAGAAAAATATGCTAACATAGAAAAAGTACCGGAAGATTTATGTTATTTAGAAGGTGCACATCGTGATGACTATTTACATGATATGAAAATATGTCAAGAATATGCAGTTAAAAATCGTGAAGAGATTGCTCGTCGTATTATTGAATTTTTAAAAGTTGATCCTGTTGAAGCATTCCACACTGTTCACAACTACATTGACTTTGAAGATAATATAATTCGCAAGGGAGCTATTCGTTGTAACAAAGGTGAAAAATGTATAATCCCGCTTAATATGAAAGATGGATCAATCATCGGAATCGGCAAAGGAAATGAAGATTGGAACTGTTCAGGTCCGCATGGAGCTGGTCGGTTGATGTCGCGATCAAAAGCTTGTGAAGCAATTTCAATGGATGATTTTAAACACTCAATGGAAGGTATATTTACTACTTCGGTAAATGAATCCACATTGGATGAATCGCCGATGGCATATAAAGATGCAAACGAGATTATTGAATTAGTTAAAGATACTATTGACATTGTGGATGTTATTAAACCGATTTACAATTTCAAAGCAAGTGAATAGCATTAAGTTTAGCGATGTAATAAATAACTAACTTGGATGGAATTTCCATCCAATAACATATTGGAGATATAAATATGAAGCTTGTATATGATAATGGCAATCCATGCAATTCGATTCTTGTGTATGAGCACAATGGTCATAAATTTAGATCACAATGCGACCATAGGAATGGCGCTTGGAATTGCACTTTGTGTATTATGGCAAATGATGGTACATGGAAACAGATTGAGACAAATAAGTCTGTAAATGCTGATTGGAAAAATCTTTATTTCCTTGATAATAAACAACCAACAAGATGTGCTGATGCAAATAAACCTGTTGTTGAAGCATTTAAAAAATATATTAAATCAGTTTATTAGCGAATTATCATAGTATATTATGGCAGGTGACTATTATGAGAAAATATGAGCACGATACATATTATTATGGCGGTGATATATTACGAGCAATAAGACGTGTTATTCCACAAAGTGCTGATCTTGATAGAGGTGGCATTTACATTTGGGTTATTAATACAAAAAATATTATAGCACCTTTAATTTTATTTTTAAATTTAAATGAAAATGATAATAGAGGTTCATTAGAAATTCATAAATCAGGTTGTTTCATGTCACAATATAAACATGATGGTATTTTACAATTAAATGATGATTGTACTGATTGTACTTTTAATGCTGATAATGCAAATGATATAGTTGCTTATTTAGAGCATTATATATATGATTATGGCAATGGTTGGAAATAATATATAAATGTCAAATATTATATATAATTTAAGTGTATCAGAATGTTTCAAAATAATGAAATAATCTGGTACATTTTTTCTTTATTTTTAGTTGACAAACTTGAAAATTTGTGCCAATAATAATTGGCTTAAATTTTTGATTCGATTCGATATACCAGTGAAACAATTCAATACAATTTTCCTGAATTTTTCGAAATTTTTTAGTTGACAGACAATGGAACTTTTGGCATAATAAGCCTATCAAATGAGCAATGAAGCTTGTTTGAGGTTCTTTGAAAAATTTTTGATTGACTGAATTTTTTAGTTGACAAACGGTAGAGAGCATGATATTATAAGCCCACTTAATGAATGAGAGTTCATTGAGGCTTTAAAAAGAAAAATTCAGTTGACTGAAAAAATTAGTTGACAGACAACTGAAAATACGGTATAAATAAAACAACAAATGAGTGAAGAATGGATCATCACTCACTAACCAAATGGAGATACTGATATGACAAACACGAATTCAAATGCCCTCATTATCAATACTGGCCTTAACGATCGTGTTAGCTTGAACGTTCTTAAAAGCACGCTTGGTCAATTATCAGATGGTATGTGGGAAAATAGTCGCAAGGCTGAACGATATTGGCCGTTTGCAGATGCTGAAATGATTGACGGAAATGTCTGCCTTGTGATAAACAAAGAATTATATAAGAATTACGGTTCTTGTGGTTATACAAACGGATTCCGTTTTGATCTTGAAATGGATCCTATTCGTATTAAAGACTATTTCGCAAAAAAGATTCAAGCCGTTGTTCGTCAAGAGTCAAAAGATTATCCTGATGCTGGTATTAAATGTACTGCAAAATGTGATGTTGAATTAGATTATATGTCTGATTATGACAATTATGATAATAAAATTCGTGCATGTGATGCACATAAAGTTTACAAAGCTTTAAAAGCTGCATAAGAAAAAACCTGTTGACAAACAGGTTTAAACATGATATAAATAATTCATAAATTGAATGGATTGGTTCCATTCATTAAACACACAGGAGACTTTATAATGACAACAATGAGCAAAACTTTTACATTTCCTAAAGTTGCATATACATCTTCACGTCGTGTAAATCTTCCAACGATTGAAGTTGAATTGAGGGATACTGATACTGATAAACCAGAACTTTCAATTTGTGGTGATTTATGGAATTCAAGTCATACCGACATTGTTATGGGTGGGCAGTGTTTAGACGAATTAGCCAGCTTTGATGAACTGTTCTGTAACCCACTGTTTAAAAAATTATATAGATTATGGAAGTCATATCACTTGAATGGGATGCATGCTGGGACTGTTAAACAGGAACAAGCACTTGATGATGCAAAGAAATCTGGTAGACGAATTTGCTCGTATGAAGATTCATGTAAATATCTTGAGTCAATCGGGTTGCTTGAAGATGATGGTTATAAATATGGATCAGCCTGGTTATATAGAGTAATTCCTGAAGATGATTTAAAAGAAATTGTTTCATTACTTGCTGAATAATGGAGGTATGGGTTATGAGGATGAAAGTAAGAATGCCAAAAACTTCATATTGTGAACTTTGTCCTGTGCATACACGTTATATTACAGTGACAGCATGTGAATATGAACTTATGAACTTTTTAGGTATATGTCTTTTTATAAAAGAAAAGACTAATAGTAAAAAGAGTATTTATAAATAATATAAGGATTGCACAAATTTATGTTAAATAAAGACTTTGCAAATAGATGTCTTCAGAAATTTAAAGAAGATTGGAGTGAAGATAAAACATTAAGAGAATTTCTTTCAACATATCTTGGAGATTGCGGAATTGATGATGAAGATATAAGGTCTACAATTTCAAATGATTATGTAGACCTTATTAATTCATGGGCAAATGATAATAATATGGACTACACAAAGATGTTCAATTTCATTATGAAATCACTTGATAAAGAAGTTGAATATGATATTAAAATTGACATGAATTATGACGAGAAGCCAACCAAAAGTGGATCAGATTCAAAGCCATTTTGGAATAAAGAAGTTAGATTTGAAACAATAGCTATAGTTGATGGCATTCGATTGGAATGTGATGAACTATTTAGAGAATATGAAGTAGCATAACAACATAACAATTTTATAATAAGGAACTATATTATGAGTACACGTTCAAATATCATCCTCGTTACACCGGACAATAAGGCACATCAATTTTATCATCATTGTGATGGTTATCTCTCAGGTGTTGGTGAAGAATTACGTTGTAAGCTTGTATATTCATTGGGTATGAATACACTAATTAAAGATATGTCACTATATGATTTACTTGTTGGTGAAGTAGCAAAGGATAGTGATTATGAAGATGAATATAAATTAGAAATGAATAATGATAACCATCTTCATGGTGATATTGAATATCTTTATGTTATAAAAGACTGTAATCTTTACTATGTTAATGAATGGGATCTTCACAATAAGCTAAAATCATATAATAATGTAATTGATTATGTTTGTAAAGATAATCATAAACTTGATCTTAGTAAACGTGCACATGATTAATAGGGAGTAATAATATGAAACTTACAGGTCTTGTTGAACTTGCAAACAATTTATCACAATCTTTAAATAATCATTATGCAGATATTAATGATATAGACTTTATGATTGAAGAACTTAATAAGAAAAAGAAAGGAATTGCACATCGAATGGAAAAAGATGCTTTACATTTACGTTCAATTATGACTGATGCTGCATTTGTTAATGGTGTTAATGAGCAAACATTGTCTGATTTTAATGAAGCACTTGAGGGTGTAGATGAACTTGTAGATGTTATTAAATCTAACATAAAATGTTAGTTATATCACAACATGGGTTGGGCTGGCGGCTATGTGGAAAGTTGAATCTAATGTATATTATAAATCAACAAGTGATTCTATTCTAACTCGAGAATATTTTAATTCAAAAAATGCTGCATTAGAATATATAAATTCACTTAGTGAATATCTTAATGCTGATATAATGCTTGAAGATATGACACCTATTGGTGATGGTGAATATACAGATGGTGAAATTACTTGGATTCGTAAAGCAATTATATGGTAATTAATTATGGATATACACGATAAAATTATTAGAAGCATGCATGGTGAAACAAATAATGATGTATCATATTCTGCAGACACTATTAGCTTCACTCCATCATATGGTTGTTGTAATGCAGATGATTATATTGATCATTTAAAATATAGAAATGAGATTGAAGTATTTGCAAGATTGAAAGGAAAGCAAATAGATAATTTATATAATAATGAAATTAATAATTCAGTTACAGAGTCATTAAAAGAATGCTATCATGATGATTCACTTTTTATTAAAAATGATAATCCCGTTATTTCAGATGTATTAAATTCAAATTATCCTATAAGCTGGGATGACTACTTTATGAATATCGCAATATTGACATCATTGCGATCATCAGATTTAAATACAAAAGTTGGTTCTGTTATTGTATCGAATGATAATAAAGTTTTAGGTACAGGGTATAATGGAATTCCAAGGAATCTTGATAAACAGTTATTTCCATCGTCTAACGATAAGTCATTACCATATAATGAAACAAAATATGCTTTTACAGTGCATGCAGAAATGAATGCCTTATTAAATAGTACAGTATTTGATTTAACTAATACTAAATTGTATTGTACTTTATTTCCATGCTGTGATTGCGTGAAGATGATATTGCAAAAAGGTATTTCAGAAATTATTTATTTATCTGATAAATATCATGATGAAGCTTCTTATATTGCTAGTAGAAAACTTTTAGATATTGCAAATGTTCCATATAAAAAATATGAAGGCAAGTTATTAATCAGTTGTTAAATATTGTGTTTATTATAAAAGAAAACCCTATACCATGGTATAGGGTTTTAATTATTTTATCTTTAATATATTGTCTATCTTTTAAAGAAATGTACATTTGAATAGGTTGTGTTTTCTTTACCACAACCGGCAGGTGTTCCTTGTTTAAAGTCGCTGTACCATTTGCTACCTGAATGAAATACAATATGCTGTGATGTTGAATACTTAAATGTTACAAATTCACCATCTTTTGTGATATTGTCTGTAATGTATGTATTCATTTTTGATTTACCTGTTTTACTATCAGCTGATTTCATTGTATATTCATTAGCAACTGAACTCGATATATTATAATTAGTCATTGGGTTTGCACTGCCAAACAAATGTGCTGCACATGAAGATTTATACTTACTATCGGCTTCACCACGTGCATAAGAAGCTAATTGTAAAAATAAAGAAGTTCCACGTGTACATTGATGTTGTGAATTATTTCCTGTACAGTATTTAGCAACATAATTTGCTGAAGTTGTAACATCTTTTACATTAAACCCATTTTTTGTTGCATGTTTATTTAATAAATCCAAATCAGGTGTATGAGATGTACTCATTATTGTTGCTGCACTTGGAATAGTAATATTACCATTATTAGATTCATATTTATTTGTTTTAGTATTATTTACTGCAGCTGATGTTTTCATTCCAAGTTCAGTAGAAGTTTTATTTCCAAACTTGCCGTCTTTTAAAGTCATATTTTTAGCAACTTGAAAATTATATATTGAATCAGCAGTTAATCTACCTGGAATTCCATCAGGTACAAGATTAGCTGAAATTTCAGTGTTTAATTTTTCTTGTACAGATTTCCAATAAGATTTAGAATAACCTAATTTATTATTATAAGCAATAGCAGACTTTTGATTATAGTCTAATTTTTGTGACTGTGAATTATTATTTAAACTTTGTTCTTCTGGTTTACTTACTTTATCTGATGTATAACCTCTTGTTTCAGTACCAACTTTATAGCCTTCTTGAATTTTCATTGCCGACATAATCTTGTCTTGTTCATCAGAGTTATATTTACTCATTATTTTATCTTCTACTTTACTATTGTTCATAATAAAGTTTGCGTATGCTGCAGGATTATTATTATCAGATGAAGGCGCATATTTTTTAATAGCATCTTTTAATGACAAATCTTTATATGAAGACGATGAAAATAATAAATGCTTTTTAGCGTTATGTCCATCTTCAGGTGTAGCAAATACAGCAAAATTCTTTTTATCTACACCAATACGATTTGCTGATAATGAACCTGGGCGAAGATTACCTTCATTGTTGTTTCGCCAAGCCACAGTACCATTTTCTTTTGTTACATACGAACCATCTTTATAATAGTATGTACGTTTCATCTGGTCTGTACAAGGCTGCTCAATCCAAACTGACTGCGACATTATATGATCCTCCATCTACGGGTAACTACGGATTCCAATATTTAATATACAAAAATAGCCCTATATGTTTAATTATATAGGGCTTTATTATGTTCTTATTATGTAGATACTTTAACTATAAACCATATTCTGAAACGTCTATATGTCCTCGCTTATCAGCATCGTTCTCAGGCCAATGCGAATGATACCATTTTGCATTTTTATTCTTTTTACGTTTAATCCAAAATAAACAAATGCTTGGTATACTTACTATAAAATGAAATAATAATCCAAACATTAAAGATTGTACAGAATGACCGGTTTCGTGTTTAATAACATTTTCATCGCAATTTGGTGTAACAAATATAATAGGTCCACATGAAAAACATGCACCACCAATAAAGTAACCTTTATTAACTTTAATAACTCTAACGCCAGCGTCTTTGTTTACATACCACTCGCAATTATGAAAGATGACAAGACCTATTAAACCTGGAAGCCACTGAGTTACTAACCATGGAAATAGTAAAAGATTTACAAAAACCATCAATAATTTATTTTTAAACTCTATCATAATAAGATCTCCATGTAAATAATATAATTGTATTATTTTGATAGTATTATATAAAGCTAATATTTATAAGCATTATTTAAGAATATCAATATATTGATTATATTTTTACTTGTAAATATTATATTTAATTTTGGAGTTTAAGCTATAGTTATGTTATTTGAAGATAGCACTGGAAACATATTTAATAGTATTGAGCTTAAATTCTTTAAAAAGAGAATGGGTTTATCAGCAAAGCAATTTGCTTTTTGTATTACTATTAATGGCGAAATGTATATTATTGGCGGATGCGAAGACAAAGATGAATGTTTTAGAAAAGCTCGGCTCTTTGTTAATAAGCATAAAATTAATGTTGATGTTTATTATTTTGCAAGACCTGAAGCTGATAAGTGGGTACAAAATTTAATAGAAAGTGTAACATATAATATATATGATGATAAAGATTTATCTTTATCTAAATCAGAAAAGCAATTGAGTAAGTATTTACATGATCACAAATATGGTAAATATGTGCCAGATGATAATTTAACACAAAGTGTACAAAATAATTATATTAATAATATATTAAATAAATATAATAGCGAAGATAAATAAGCTTCAAAATCATAGAAGTTTTCTGTATATGTAATTTATTAATTCAATTTACTTGTTAGTTTAATTTGGAGATTAAAATGAATTATACAGAAAATGACTATGTTAAAGAGTTCGGTCATACTGATTGCAAATATCTTAAAGACTACTTAACAATTGTATATAATTTTAAAGATATTGATTATATTACAAGTGGTGATTTTGATGCTGATTATAATTTAATTAACTATTGGAGTAAATTAAATAATATTACAAAAGATGAAATGCTTTCAGTTTTAGTAAATTATTTTAATAGCCCAATTGAAATTAATATAGATGTTATTAAAGATGATCCTGAGTTAACATCATCAGCAGATGAATATGAAGTTAGATTTGATTATAAAGTAAAGTTCGACAAATATAATTTAGATGACTTTTCTTATTTTACTTTTAATCGTGAATAATATAAAAATAGCGAGTAATTAATTACTCGCTATTATATACTGTGTATATTTATTTTATATTATTCTTCGCCACCACGTTCATCTTCAACACATGAGGTGTCATATTGTTCTGATTCAGAGTCTTTAGATTTAAGCTTATTCATATTAGCTATTGGTGATTGCTCACCGTGTAATGTAGCTGATGCTTTTGCGTCGCCTTTTTCAATTGAAAATTCAATTTTCTTTCCGCCTAGTTTCATCTTTTCTAATGATCTAACGACTACAAATAAACCAACTAAAATTACACCACCCATTAAAACGATATTTCTCGATGACTCTGCAAGATGAGAAAAATCAAGAACACACCCTAGTGCCATAATGAGTGCAACTGCCACTAGGGTATAGCGTAAGCTAATAAATTTAGAGAATCGTTCAGACCCATCTAAAATTGGGATTATAATTAAAAGCAATATACAAACAGCTATTAAAATAATAGCCGCTATTCCAGGTGTAAGCATAGTGTCCATAAACCTCTTGTGTCAAATAAAATAAGTATGTTAACTAAAATAAAACACTATATGTAATTGAAATATTACACTAGTTTACTATTATAATATAGATATAAAATAAATTAAATTTCACAAATATCTACTATATAACTAGTTAAACATACTTATTTAAATTACTAATAAATATATGGTGATTATTATGCCTATACAATATAATATAAATTGCAAATCAATACATTTTAATAAATCTAATAATGAAATTCAGATAGTATTTAGTGGCGATGTTCCATTTACAGAATATGATTTATCACTTATTGTTCATAAATCTGATGAGCATAAACTTAATAATATTAATATTGAATTTTATTATACTTGTGATAAAAGTTTAAGTGCTTTATTTGCAATAATGCAAACACTAAAAGCTACTGTTGATAATTGTATAATAACTTTATACACTGATAAAGATATATCAAATATAATTAAGGATGATCAAATAATTAAATTGTGTATAGCAAATTATATTATTTATAATTAAATACACTTTTGTCAATATGCTTATATGAGGTCTAAATTATGAAGAGAATTAATACAAATAAGTTTGTTACTGCAAAGCGAAAAAATGAGTCTATTGAAGATCCACATGAACTATTACTTTCATTAGTTGACATGGGATCACTTGATGCTGATGAAGCACTTCTCGCATGTGTTCAAGAGATGTCAGATGCAGAATGTAAACGTGTTCTTAGTTCATTGAGTTTACCAAGCAGTTGTGATGGCTGTGACGAAGTTGAATTTGATACAACACCAGATAATGCTGGTGAAGATGAATCAGCAGACGATGATTTAGTTTTAGATTATGAAGATGAAGATGATGATGCTGAAGATGATTCTGAAGACGTAGAAGAATGTGATAATCGTACTAGTGAACTTGAAGCTCGCATTCGTCGTTTAGAAAAGAATCTTCGTTCTGAATCAATGAATCGTAATCGTATTAATAGATTTTCACATCGTAAAATGAATCGCTAATAGAACGGGGTTTGCTATGGATTTAAGAGCTATTATTGAACAGCTTGCTGAATTAAATAAATCCAATAATATGGACACTGATTTTACTAGATGGTCAGCATTATTAAATGTTCTATCTATGTTAGAAGATGACCCATCTGATAAAAAAGCAGTTGCAAGAGCATGTACACGTGCTGGAATGACTAGTGCAACAGCCGCATTACAATCAATGAATGATATTATTGATGATCGAATTAAATTATTACAGCAAGCTAAAAAAGATCTTAGTGCATTTAAATCAGTTGCACGTGATGCTGATAAACCTGTAGTAGAATCTTGCAGACGTAAATTTGAAGGTCTTCATCCTGATATGCTACGAGAATTACAGATAGTTTTTGATAATAATTTTGGAGCACCTGGCTATTATGGATCAGAGCGTGAATTCCAGCTTGAAATGGAAGGCATGGCTGATGGCACAAATGATATGATGGTTAGTGATGCTATTCAGTATTTATGTGATGAATTTGGCTATGATGCAGATCGTTTAGAGTCTGTTCGTGATGATATTGCCGATGATCTTTCACAAATGGCACAAGTTTTATTAGATAATATGAATGCTTCTGAATCTAAAAAACATAAATTAGAATCTCGTGTTAAAAGACTTGAAAAGCTATTAAATAAATAAACTAAGATTAATTCATACATTATAAAGAGAGTAATTAATTACTCTCTTTATTTATATATAGCAGGATTGAAAAATGATAAAGAATTTAGTATTAGAATATAGAATGCGAAAGCTAGAGAAGGTTGTTAGTGGTAATATGCCAAAATACTTTTATCATGGCACACGTGCAGATATGGTGCAGAGTATTCTTAAAAATGGTTTAAAGCCAGGTAAAGAGGTTGGCTATTCAGTACATAGTTTAACTAATACAAATAAAGTATATTTAACAATGACAATCAATTCTGCAAAGAATTGGGCTAGAATGTCGAATAAAGATGACTTTGTAGTATTACAGATTGACAGCAGCTATTTAAATCCTGATCTATTAGAAGGTGATTATAATGCTTTACGTGATCCATTTAGTGATGATGGATATTATGATGAAGATAACGATGATGAAGATAATGAAAATGAATATCAAGAGCTTGATGGTGCCGATGATTATGAAAATTTAAAATTTGATTCTGATGAAATACCGCTTGATTATGAATATGCAGGTAATATTCCAGCAAAAGCAATATCAGTAATATACCAGTCAAATAAAGACTTCCTTAGTGAAGCTGAAGACCATGAAGAAAACGGTGATTACAAATGGTTTGTTAGCAACTGGAATAAATATATAGATGCAGATTGTGGGACACGTGAATATCAGGATCTATTATGTGGTGCTGTTCGTAAAGCTGCTAATATACCACTTTCTTATGGTAAAAATAAAAAGCTAACTTCAATTATATTAAGTTTACCACCTAAAATTCTTAATTATACATATGAAAACGGTTATGGAGACAAAGATTCTGTTCTTATCGATCTTGCATGTCATGGTGGATTTTGTGATGAGATTGGACAGTTAATGTCAGATATTGCTGATAAGTTTGAAAATACAATTAGTGATGAGAATTTAGAATTTCTATGGAAGTTTTTCACAAAGCCAAAACAAGCAAAGAACATTGATATAATTGCTAATTTACCTGAGAGATTTTTAAAGATTGGTAAACCATATCTTACAAAGAAGCTAATTAAAGAGCTTGGTATATAATTATATTTCAATTAATTAAATATTAAATATATCTAAAACCCAGTGTATATTATTTATGCTGGGTTTATTTATTTTTATGTAATGGTGAATAAAATGGTAAGCATTAAGATAATTGAAAATAAGAATAATTTGCTTTATGATCTTAATAGTATTTGTGAAAATGCAGATTCTATTTATTGGACATTAGTTCCTAATGAAGTGTTTGCTATTTATCAGTCAAATCCATATATTTTAACAAGTCAAACAAAGTTTGATAATATTGCAAAATGTGTAAATTGGTGGTAATATAATATGAAAGTAATTCAACAGTCATATGAAATTTTAACAGACTTGTCTGATCCAATTAAAATTCTTAAAGATATTGAGCGAGCTGGAAGAGTTTGCTATAAGTCAGAAAATAATACTACTGATGATTCATGCCTTACATTTTGTAAAAATATACTTAATCGTGGTCATGAAGCTGTTATTGAGCATTCTCAATTATCAGTTAAATTTATTGTAGACAGGGCAATCGCAAATGAACTAGTTAGACATAGAATTGCTAGTTATTGTCAAGAATCTACACGATATGTGAACTACAGTAAAGATAAATTTGGTAATGAGATTAAAGTAATTGAGCCTGAAGATCTTTTACCTAGAGACTCTACAGATTATAATATTTGGTGGATGTCTTGTAAAAATGCTGAAGACGCTTATATGGCAATGCTTAGTAATAATGTAAAGCCAGAGATTGCTCGTAATGTCTTACCGCTATCTACTGCAACTGAGATTATAATGACAGCAAACATTAGAGAATGGCGCAATGTACTAAAGCTAAGATCATCGCATAATATGTGTGCCCATCCGCAAATGAGGTCAATTTGTGATCGTTTACTTGCTGAGCTAAAGAGTAAAATACCTGTATTATTTGATGACATTGAAGCTAATTCAAATAGTGATAATTAAATAGCTTATTATTAAACAAATAAAGTTTATGGTGTATATATTACATATACACCATTTATTTTATGTGAAGATTTGCTATGAAATATGGAATTTATGCAGTACTTGGTGATGCTAGCGAACAATTTGACGATTTAAGAAATTCATCTATTATGAGTGAAACAACATTTAACCAATTTAGACAAAATGTAAAAGCATATTATAAAAGAACTATTCGAGATTCAATAGAACAACGTGTGCTTGATATATTCCATAAATATGAAGATCGTTTAATGACAAAGTATAATAGTGATTCATTAAAATGCGAATTGCAAGCACTACTTAATTATTACATTGAATATTGCGGAATGGATGATCATATTGTATATAATGTATATAATGAGATTGCAGAAGAATATAATAATAAACATAATTTGCAATCTGAAAATTCATTCGTTGAAGAATCTATACAAAATTTAGTTAAAAAATATGGTTATTAATTATAGCACATTTATAGTAGCTTGTCAATAGAAAAATAAAGAAATTTTCAGATACAATCTAATACAAAATTAGCAAATTTTTCGAAATTTTTCAGTTGACAAACAATTTGAAATTTGTTATTATTATGCCATCAAATGAGTGAAAGCTTGTTTGAGTGTTCTTTGAAAAATTTCGTCGATTGAATTTTTTAGTTGACAAACAAATTTGGTTATGGTATGATTAATCCATCAAATGAGCAATGAAGCTTGTTTGAGGTTTTTGAAAAAATTTTTAGTTGTCTGAAAAAATTAGTTGACAGACAGCGGAAAATATGGTATAAATAAACCACAAACTGAATGGATAATGGGTTCCATTCAATACTATAATGGAGTACACAATGATAAAGTATTTTGTTCGTCCTGTAAATTCATTATATGAAGGTTGGAATGAAGAGTTTGATAACATACATGATGCTCGTATAGCTGTTCAAACTATTAAAAAAGTAAATAAGTGTCTTGATAATAAAAGTAAATTTCATGGTTTTGTAACACTATGGAAAGGCTATTGTCTTAACGATGGAACTTATGTAACTGAATCAGCTGAACCTGTTAAAGATTTAGACTTCTAATAGTATATAGAGGTATTGTATATGGGATATCTTGATGAATATAATGCACGTCATGGCAAGTGCGATTATTGTAAACATCATAGCGCAACAGGCTCACAGAGATGTGTAGATTGTTATGGTGGCGCATTTGAAGATACAGTTGATTTGTATACGTTTATTCGCGCAAAAGTTTCAAAAGATGCTATTAAACGATTTAATGAATCTGCTGAAGGTAAACGATTGTACGATATGATGGAACAGCATAGACAGACCTATGAACAATGCAAAGATTCATATAATCGTGAACGAGAAAAGTTTATAGATGCTGAGCTTAAACGCATTGAAAATGCTATTAATACATTATCATAGTGGAGCTTTATAATGAAAGTAGCCGATGTAATTGCAAAAGTTAATTCAAATAAATATTGGTCATTATTTGATTTTGATACTAACTTTGATTTGCAATGTGTAGCAACAGATATTAATGTAGATCGCCATCGCTGGTATGAACTTTCAACAAATGTTTATAAATGTGATGATGGTTATGTTGGGATTAATGGCATAGCACAATGCTTTGATGAATGTTCAAGTTCTGTTGACATGGATTGTCCATGTTATGCAGAAGAATATGTCCCTATTGAGACAATTCAATATGTTCCTGCTTCTAAGAAAGCTTAATAATTGAGGTGACAATTATGACAAATTGTAGTAATGAAAATTTAACAGCACAGCAGATCCATAAACTTGGTGTTGATTTTGCACTTAATGCTGCAAAGTCACATAATGATGTAATTATCAGTGTTACAACACCACATGACGAAAAGAAGTTTTATATAAATACTGATTATGGTTTGCGTGAGGTTATATTCTGTTGTAGTACAAGCAAAAAGAATGGTGACAAGATAAATAATAATATTTCACGACGTGAGTTCAGGAATCGATTTGTAGAGACTGGAAAATATACTGATAAGTTTTACATTCTTGTACACATGAACCTTGACACCGGAAAAAATCGATATTTTAAAGTGTCACATCCTGATCTTTGTATGCTACAATATGAACGAGACTGCAATTGTAATAATCATCATAGTATGTCAATTACTGATTGGTTTAACTTTGGTAAAGGTCGTAATAATATAGAATGCGATTTGCTCGCACAAAAGGGATGTGAAATTTGGAAATAAAAGTTGTAAAGAGCTTTTAAACAGTGTATATTTAATTATATCTAAATAACATATAAATCATGGAGTTTAAATGGTTAGAGAATTTACATATACATCATCTAATGGTACAAGACCTCGTAAAGTATTTGTCATTAAAGAAAATGATAAATATATTGGTGGAATTGATTTAAGTCTTCTTACACATGAAGATGCAAATACAATTACAAAGTTATACAAGGATTATGTGCCAACAAGTGATTTTAAAACAAAAATTACATTAGATGGATTTAATCCTGATTGGGTAAAAGCTTATCGCCAATATTCAAAAAATAAAATTAAAAATTCTTAAATATCTATGTATATTATATTCCGGAGTCGTTCAATAGGTTAGGACACTGGGTTTTGACCTCAGTGATAGCTGTTCAAATCAGCTCTCTGGAATTTAGGTTGCTGGTGTAATGGTTTAGCATTTTGGTCTCCAAAACCGAAGATAGAGGTTCGAATCCTCTGTGACCTGTTTCATAATTAAATTTATTTATGAAAATAATTGCATAAAATAGTTAAATAAATTTTTGAATTCTATTCATATAATAAATATGAATTAAATATTATCGCGAGATAAAATTTAATTCTCTCAAAGCCGGGTGTGTCGAATGGTGAAGACAGCGGACTGTAAATCCGTGACATAATAATGAAACGTTGTAGGTTCGAATCCTACCCCGGCTATTTATAAATGTGTTCTTTGATAATTGAATAAAATATATAGTTTATTTGCGAGAATGTCCAAACTGGTAAAGGAAACAGACTTAAAATTTGTCGGGATTTATTCCCTTGAGGGTTCGAATCCTATTTTCTCCGTTTGCCTCAATAGCTCAGTTGGTAGAGCATCGCACCTGTAATGCGGCGGTCGGAAGTTCGAATCTTTCATGGTATATTTATAGCGGAGTAGCTCAGCGGTCAGAGCAGTGGTCTTTAATAATATGAGTGCTTAAGTGGAAACGCTTAAAGTAGAATGCCCCTAATTCAAGGAAACTCTAAACAGGTAATGCTGTAGACAATCTTGAGCTAAATTAAAAGAAAACTAATTTCTTTTATAAATGTGCAGAGACTATATAGGGCAATGCTAAGTTCATTTTTGAATATGCACAAGAGATAGTCCAGACTACAACACTTTGTATAAAGTGGCTATAGAAATATAGAGTAGTAAGATAAACCATTGGTCGTGAGTTCAATTCTCACCTTCGCTATTTATTGCGGTAGAGTGTAAAAGTAGCACGGTAGGTTCATACCCTACAAGAGCCTGTGCGATTCAGGCTACCGCTACCATGGGGAATTAGTTCAGCGGGAGAACAATAGATTTGCATTCTATAGACATCAGTTCAATTCTGATATTCTCCATTTTATGTACTCGTAATTTAATATGTAGAATAGTAGACTCTTAATCTATCTATCTCTGTTCAAGTTCGAGTGAATACATCTTATCTAGGTGTGGCGAAACCTGGTAGAGTTCCTTATATTTACTGAGTGTGGTGTAACCGGGTAACACTCTCTATTCCGATTTATTGAATATATTTATTAAATCTTAGTGGGACAGCTGGCGGCAACCAGTTGACAGAAATCTCCAATCTGTCTAACCACTATTTCTTTAGAGTTATTGCCGTAACTCTTTAATAAAGCTAAAAGGAGATGTTAGAATGTGTGAATTTATATGTAGTCTATGTGGTAAATCGTTTAATTTAAAGTCTTCATATTCAAACCATATTAAGTGGTGTAAAGAAAATGATAACTCTATAACTAATTATGATAAATTAGAATGTGCGTTTTGTCATAAAAATTTTGATAGACCATGTGCCTTGTCAGTACATGAAAAGCATTGCAGATTAAATCCAAATAGATTTATAACTACAAAAGATGGTTGGCAATGTTGTCATTGTGAAGAAGTATTCGTAACAAGACGAGAATTACAAGAACATAAACTGTCAGCTCATGCTGAATATTGTGGTAAGCATGCATGGAACAAAGGTTTAACTAAAGATACATGTGATATTATTAAGCAACAAGCTGAAAGATACTCAGAGAATGTTAGATCTGGTAAAATAAAACAGGCTGATCATCATTTACCTTGGACTGAAGAAAGAAGAAAAGCTCAATCTGATAGAAAGAAAAAGCTTTATCTTGAACATCCAGAAAAACATCCAAACGCAAGAGTTTCTTGTAATAAAAGTAAAATGACATATCCAGAGCAAGTTGCCTACGATTGGTTAATTAGCCATCAATTATGTATTGAACATAATAAGCTGATTGTTTCTGATTCTTTTAGAAGGTATGTTGATTTCTTTGTACCACAATTTAATCTTATTATAGAAATAGATGGTGAATATTGGCATAGTAAATCTATAGACACAGACAGATTAAAAGACATAGAGGCTGATGCATTAGGTTTTACTACATTAAGAATTATACCAAAAGACGGTGTTGAGAGACAGCTTGAGATTTACTTTCACGATAAGATTGGATGTGATATACAACCTATTAGTGAAGAAGCTATTATTAAGTATGATTTGAAAAAGCAAAAAGAACTTGATCATGCGCTTCATATTAGTGAAGCAGGAAAGAAAGGTTTATTAGACACTAAAGGTCGTCTAAACGCTAATAAAATTTCACATGAAGAAATGAATTTTAGAAAGGAAACAATACTCAATAGTGACGTAGATCTTTCTAAATTTGGATGGGTTGAAAAGGTATCGAAAGTTACAGGTTTAACTCGTCGTCAAATTTATAAGGTTGTTAATTCAACAGATCTTATAAATTATGTATATAGAAGGATCGCAGGTTCAAATCCCACTACCTAGATTTAATGTGAGTTAGTATAATAGGTTAGTACACGAGCCTCATACACTCGTAGAATTGGTTCGAATCCAATACTCACAATTTATGTCAACATGATGAAATTGGTAAACGCAGTTATTTGCCCAGATACTCAAACTGGTAAAGAGGGTAGCTTTAGAAGCTACTGCCCCTATGGACTTGAGGGTTCGACTCCCTCTCTGGGTATTTATTAGTGGGACAGCTGGCTGCAACCAGTTGATAGGAATCTCCAACCTATCTAACCACACATATTAGAGTTATTGCAGTAACTCTTTAATAAAGTTAAAAGGAGATTGATTATGTGTAATTGTAAATCAAATAGGTCATATAAATGGGTTTGTAAGTATTGTAATACAGAGTTATCAACAAGAAATGATTTATATTTACATTATAAATCATGTGAAGCTAAACTTTCACTGCATACAGATTCATTAGGTAGAACTGTTCCTCAAAATACATGTTGTTATTTTAAGTGCGAGTTTTGCGGTTATGTTTCATCGAAAAAGTCTGGGTTAACTAATCATATTAAATATTGTAAAAGCAACCCAAATCATATAGACAAACCTGTACAGACAATTTCAGATGAGACACGAATTAAATTATCATTTGCTGCTAAGAAGCGTGTTGGTCATAGTGCCAATTTTAATCATAAAGCGTGTGAGTACATTGATAGCTTAAATGAAAAGATGGGTTGGCATTTACAACATGCATTGAACGGTGGTGAGATTACAGTAGGTCCTTATTTTCTTGATGGCTATGACAGAGAACTAAATATTGCATTTGAATATGATGAAGCTCGTCACCATAAAGAGAAAGTAAAACAGCATGATCTTGTAAAACAAAACTTTATTATATCTACAATAGGATGTAAGTTCTTTAGGTATGATGAGCCTGCTGATTGTTTTTATGAAATAAATGACGAACAGGCATTTAGCAAAGCTTTACATAGTAAGAAAGTAAATAGTAAGCCACTTAAAGAAGTGCATACAATCAATAAGCACTATAGAAATAAAGTGGATGAATCTCTAAAAAGTTTTAGATGGAATTTGATATTAGAATCAGATATTGATTTTTCAAAGTTTGGTTGGGTTGAGAAGATAGCAAATATTTTTGGTATTTCTTCACAGAAAGCTGGGGCTTATATTAGAAAACACTTTCATGAATTTTATTCAAAATGCTTTATTCGTAAGTAGGAAAGGCTTGAGAGTTCTAGTCTCTCTGTTGACAATTATATTTATAATGCTTTATTATGTAGAACCTTCCTTATATTGTTGTGTTTAGTGTTTATAGCAAATAATGTCGTGATGATATAATTTGCTATTTGGAGAAATGGCGTAATGGTATCGCAGCGGATTGCTAATCCGTCATACATGTAAATGTATTATAGGTTCGAATCCTATTTTCTCCGTTTGCCTCAATAGCTCAGTTGGTAGAGCATCGCACCTGTAATGCGGCGGTCGGAAGTTCGAATCTTTCTTGAGGCATATTTCTGCAAAAGAGCTTCCTTTATATCTTGCTTAAATATTAGCTCTCGTAGAAATTTAATTATACCTAGTGGTGATATTATTCTTGCAAAGTAGCTTCCTTTTCTTCTTTAGGTTATAAGATTTTAGCTATCGCAAGAATGGTATTGCTACTAGGTTTTTGTTTCATAAGTATTCCTATTAAGTCGCGAATATATTTGCAAAATCAGCATGGGAGATTAGTATGATTAATATTAAAGATAATAGTTTACAGATAGCTTCATTAAAGTTACTTCACGCAGTTAAGAATCCTTGTAGCACTTACACAGTTTCATTTTCTAAACTTGTTAAGTATGGTGTTGTACCTATTAGCAATTCAGGAATAGTAGAAAATATAGATACTGAATTAGCTGATTTAATTATAAGCACATTAGGTATTAAACCAGTTGAATGGACATCTTCATTTCATAAGAGTTGGGATAAAGTAGCAACTGCTTCTATTGAACAGCTTGTTGCAGAACAGATAGTTCATTATTTTAGTACTTATGGGATGGAGTCTATTGGACTTAATTCTGTCAATTATATTCCTGTAGAGAAGGTTCTTATTAATTTAGACAGCACACCTTCAATAGAAGCATTTACTGTTGTACATATATTAACTGATGATGAATTTAAGCATGAGATAACAAACTATATTTGCAATATTAGTGCACCACATAAAGATTCAGTCGATTATATAACACGTCTTTTACGGTATGTAAATGATATTGATGTAGATTCAATAAAGTCTTTTGAAGTTAAAGCTATATATTGTGATATACATAATATAGTACCTACAAATAGTCAGGACTTTTTAAGATTAGCTATATATAAAGCAAGCAATGGAAATATTGCTTCTATTGTAAAAGATAAAAAGACAATAGAATTATTAAAGTCTTTTTCAACAAATCTATTTGCTGAAAGTATGTTCGAGCATGCTGATTTAACAAAGCTGTCAGAATCATTCTTTAGATTTAAGCCATTGTTTTTAGCATTTAAAAATAATAAAAATCTTGCAAGCAAGATAAATAAGATAAGAAGACTTGCTAATACTAATCACAAACCAGTTACTGGATTTACAGTTTCAAATCTAATGAACTTACTTGCACTTGGCAAGAAGGATGATGCTGTAAATGTTATTAAAAAAGCAAGTATTAGAGAACTTGTTAAACTTATAAACTTTGCAAGATATGAGACTGTTGCAAAAGATCATATATATAACATTAGAAATGGTAAGGTCTTCGTTAAGATAGAGGATGAAGACAATAATGTGAATGTTGTTCGTCTTACTAATTTATTGTGGTTAAATGATATTTGTACAAATCAGCTAAAATCAATATTAAATAATACGTATTCAGGAAAAGTATTTTATATACCAAACATAATTGAATATGCAGTGCCTGTTTCAGAAAAGCAGATGAGTGATGTGTTACCATACGGCACTAAAGTCAAACTTCCAAAAGATGCTAATGCAATTTGTATTGGCGGACATTGGTTTAATAGTGATACATGTCGTATAGATCTAGACTTTCATTTAAATTCAGTAAATAATTCTTTTGGGTGGAATTCTAATTATAGATCATCAGAGAATGATATTTTATTCTCTGGTGATATGACAGACGCACCAAAACCATACGGTGCTGTTGAAGCATTTAGAATATCATCAAAAGTAAAAGATACTTATATTCTTAGTGTAAATATCTATAACACATCTGGAGAAGTTCCTTTTGATTTACTTTTTACAAAAGACATTACAAATGAATGCAACTTTAAAAGCAAATCAAACGATATGGTTTCAGCAGTGGTAAATCCTAAAAATGCAATAGCACCTAAACTCAATCTTAAAGTACATGAAAGTGAAGGTGTTATTGGATTTTACAAAGATAAGTCATTTATTTTGTATGGTGGCGATATTTGTGGTGGTCATAGAATTCCTAACAAACAGCTTATGCAAAATGTATTAAATACATCTATTGCAAAGTGTGATTCTATGATGACTATTAAAGAATTTATTGAGCTTGCTGGCGGTATAGTAACACATGAGTTCTCGAAAGATGTCTCAATTGATCTTTCACCAAGTAAGCTTACATCTACAACTTTGTTTGATGTACTAGAATTACGTTAAATATCTAATATATTTTAATATGTTAAGAGATAAATTAGGTAATGCACGTTCATCTAAAAAAGATGAATTTTATACTTTGTATAAAGATGTTAAATTTGAACTTGATCATTATATTGATCAATTCAAAGATAAAGTAATCTATTGTCCATGTGACACTGAGGAATCAGCTTTCGTCAAATACTTTTTAGAGTTAAAAGCCAAAGGGCTAATAAAAGAGTTGCTATATACATCTCTTCAAAACGGAGTTGATTTCATCAGTGACATCGCAATAGACAATTATAAACGATCTGATGTTGTTATAACAAATCCACCGTTTAGTTTGTTTAGACCATTTCTTTCGTTGCTTAATTCTCTAAATAAGAAGTTTATTATTTGGGGAAATACAAATGCACTAACATATAAATTAGTTATGAATTTATTAGTGCATAATAAAATTTTGCTGGGTCATATTGCAAATAAAACTTGTGAGTTTGTTGTCCATGAGGACTATGCAAGTGATCCAGATTCTAAAGTATATAAAAAAGACAATATATGTTATATTAAAGTTCCAGCAATAAGCACTTTTACAAATCTTAATGTTGATAGAACTTCATCATTAATACTTACGAGACATTTTGATGGTTCATATATTAAATATGATAACTTTGATGCCATAAATTGTAATAAAGCCACAGATATTCCTATTGATTATAATGAATATATTGGAGTTCCTGTTACATATTTGACTAAACATGATCCAGCTAAATTTGACATAATTGGTTTATTTAATCATTATGATAGACTTGATTTTGAAAACGGTATTATAACAGGGACTGAAGTAAAACTTGATAAACCACCATGGCGAACTAGAGGTCCTTGTATAAATGGTAAAGCCTTATATGCTAGATTAGTTATTAAAAAGAAAATAAATAATTAAAAATAAATCCTGCATAGTGTAAATAATTATGCAGGTTTTATTTTATATAAAGGAACTCAATAATGATAGATCCAAATAATCATATTATTTCAAGATCATTACTTGCTGGTATTATAATTGGTATTGGTGGCTATTTATATTTATCATGTACAAATAATTTATTTGGTGCTATTTTGATGGCGCTTTGTTTTCTATCATGTAGCATACTAAATCTTAATTTATTTACAGATAAGGCTGGGTTTTTGTCTGAGTCTATAGACTTCCGTAGACTTATGCTTGTTTTAATATGTAACCTATTTGCAGCATTTATTTTTGGTCTTATATCAAGATTTCTAAATGCAGCTATTTCTAATTTGGCTGATAATATGCTATTATCAGTTATTAGTGATGGTTATTTATTATGTATTATAAAAGCTGTTGTAGCTGGATTTTTATTTACATTGGCTATTGAATCTAGTACTAAATCAAAGAATTGTATAATACCAATTGTATGTATTACAGGATTTATTTATACATCGTGTTTTAATTGTGTTTTAAATTCATTTTATTATGGTGCTAGTTCAGTAATATATGAAAATCCAAGCTTGATGTTGCATCTGTTATTAGTTATTATATTTAACTTTATAGGATGTAATTTGTATAATCTATTTGTGGATAAGTCATTTATTCACAAAGTTGAATAAAGGTTATTATTATAATGTTATATAAGATATTTCTATTATTTATGGTGATCATCTTTCCGATGTCTGCTTATGCTGATGGTCGACTTGATAATTGTTTACCTTATCAAGAAGAGATTTCATCATTGTTAGAGTCAGAGGGTGTATCATCTGATTATTTTTACTTAGCAGTTTGTGAGAGCGGCTGCAAAATTAAAACATCACCAAAAGGTGCACGTGGGTTCTTTCAAATAATGCCATCTACTTAATCATAAATAATATCAATTATTTATAGCAATTGTGCTATTTATATTTTGGTATTATTATATGAATTATTATAATTATTGGAAAGCTGCAAAATTAGGTATTAATGTATTTGAATATTCAAAAAAATGTCGAGAAATTCAGAAGTCATTAAAGTATAACCCCGATCCTAATGCTACTGTTCGACACCATTTACGAGATACAGAAGAACAAAGAAAATACAATGATGAACATTACGAACTTTGGGGATTTGAAATTGATGAAAATGGAAATGACCATTTCGAGTATGGTAAATATATAATATTTATCACACCAAAAGAACATACAGAAATTCATAGATATTCAGAAGAGACTAGAATAAAAATAAGTAAGTCGAATATTAAGTTTTGGAATGATCACCCATGGCGCAGAATAGAACAATCAATAAAGTATTCTGGAGAAAACAATCATAACTATGGTAAGCATTTTTCAGTTGAACACCGTGAAAAAATTAGTAAATCTAATAAAGCTCGCTGGAATGATGAGCTACGTGAACTGTATAGAATTAATAATTCTGGTGAAAATAACCCAAATTATGGTAAGCATCCAACTAATGAAACTAGATTAAAATTAAGTGAAGCTGCTAAAAATCAATGGCAAGATGAGTCAATTAGAAATAAAATGGTTACATCACATATTGGTAAGCAACATACAGAAGAAACTAAGAAAAAACTAAGTGAGTCAAAGCTTGGTGAAAAGAATCCAATGTGGGGTGTACATAACACTGGTGAAAAAGCACCTATGTATGGTAAAAAACACAGTGATGAAACGAAGATTAAAATGAAAGAAATACATTCTGCTCAAATGAAAGCTGTATCTTTGGCTTATAAAGAGCATAAAGAAAACGGTGGCAATCTTTCTTGGAATGAGTTTCAAATCTACTACAGTAAAATGATAAAATGATAAACAAAATTATGTTTTTAATATTTACATCTATCTTGTTTGTTTTATTGCCTATTAAACAGTCTTATGCTGATGGCAGACTTGACAGATGTTTACCTTATAAAGAGTATATAGTATCTTTACTTTTAAATGAAGGCATTAGTGCTGATTACTTTTATTTAGTAGTTTGTGAAAGTGGTTGTAGAAATGTTGTGTCAGATAAAGGTGCGCATGGGTTCTTTCAGGTAACATACCCAATTTATAAATTTTATATGCCAGATGAATGTTCTATTGATGATATAGATGATATTAAATGTAATACGATAGCCGCAGCAAGATATATAAAACATTTGCGTGAACGGTTTAACCATATTGCATTATTAGTAAAAGCATATAATAGAGGTGGTACAAATTTACAAAAGCATGGTACTACAAAAGAAGCTAATGCTTTGTCAAGATGCGTACTACAATATATAAGTAACGATAATATGTGAGGTTTAATATGAAGCACATTATTTTATCTTGTATATTAATTTTATTCACAATGATATTAACTGGTTGTGTTTTCATTGATGATAATTGTCATTATGAAACACGATGTAGTTATATAACAAAATGTGAAACTGTTTGCGACGCTTGGGGTTATAATTGTGCGCCAAGTGATTGCTATGATGTGGTTGACAGATGCTGGGATGAATATGTCTGTCATGATGATTATGATTATTAGTAAACTAGGACTTTAGTATGAGTGAATGGATTAATGTAAATGATAGATTGCCAGAAGAATATGACTGGGTGTTAGTATCAGTTGTAGATTGGAAGAATTCTAAATTAAGGTTTATTCCTCATGTTGCAGAATTACGTAAAGGTAAGTGGGCAAGTCAAGATGATGTTGAAGGTGATCTTGAAACATGGGCACACGTAAAAGTAACTCACTGGATGTCTTTACCTGATGCACCAAAGGAATAAATAATATGGGCAAAAGTAGCAGTTCACTTTTTGTAACAAATGGATGTAGCAATCATTCTGATTGTGATAGAGCAGATCATGATTTTTATTCATCAGATTCAAAAGCAGCAGAATGGTTATTACAATTGGAACCAGATATATCAGATAATATTTGGGAGTGTGCATGTGGTAGCTTATCATTATCAGATGTATTTACAGCAGCTGGAAAACATGTAAGAAATTCAGATATTATTGCTAGAAAAGATGGAATAGAGATTCTTGATTTTCTTACGTGTGAAACACCAATGCATAATGCTGATATTATTACTAACCCGCCCTATAACTGCTTTGATTCTGAAACACAGTGTTATACAAAGCGAGGTTGGCTATATTATACAGATATTAAAGAATCTGATGAAATTTTATCTGTTAACCCAAATACTATGGAACTTGAATGGAGTACAATAAACTCAATAATTATTCGTGATAAAACAGACGATGAGAAGATGTACCATTTTAAAAAAAGTCACATGGATATTATGGTAACTGATAACCATCGTATGTTTGCTTTTGATGCTAAGAGCAATAAGCTTAGCATTAAAGATAATGATCTAATAAAAAGTAAATATATAAGAGGCGCACACTATATACCAAAACTTGGTTATATATGGAAAGGTATTCAAAAAGATATTTTTGTTTTACCTGGCATAGCTGGTTGTAAACATGCACAGCCTATATATAAAGAAGAAATTAAGATTAATATGAATAGCTGGCTTGAGTTCTTTGGATTATGGTTAGCAGATGGGTGTTGTAGACATACAACTAATATAAATAATAATTATAGAAAAACTGTAACTATAAAACAATCAGAAAAAACAGCTTATCGAGTTCGAGAAATATTATCAAAACTCCCGTTTACATATAAAGAATATGCTGATGTAAAAGGTAAAAAATCGCCATGTATAAGTTTTGAAATTCATAATGAACAGCTTTGGCATTATTTAAAACAATTTGGAAAATCAGCAGATAAATTTATTCCTGAAGATATTAAGAATTTAACATCACAACAAATTTCATGTTTTCTTAATGCATATTTCTTTGGTGATGGTTCGTTATTTAATACAAAAACATCTAAAGCTAGAATTTTTAGAACTGCATCTAAAAAGCTGGCTGAAGATATACAAGAGCTTTTATTAAAGACTGGTTTATTGTCACATATTGTACATTCAAAATATAAAACAAGCGATGGAATAAATCATGCACTTTATATAATATATGAGAATAGAAATAGTATATATAATCGTATGTATTTCCCATCGAATAAAAATGATAAGTGTGCTGTAGAATATACTGGTAAAGTATGGTGTTTAAATTTGAAAAAGAATGGTGTATTTTTATTACGAAGAAATGGATTAGAATTTTTTTGTGGTAACTGTGCAAAATCATTTGTAGAAAAGGCGCTATCACTTGTTGATGATGGAAGATATGTTTGTATGTTCCTTAAATTAACATTTCTTGAAGGTAAATCCAGAAGACATTTATTTGACAAATATCCTCCAATAAGAGTTTGGGTTTCAACTTCAAGAATGAAATGCTATATGAATGGTGTAAGTAATAGTAATAATGCTTCAGCTGTTTGTTATGCTTGGTTTGTTTGGAAAAAAGGATATAAAGGTTTTCCTGAAATAAGATGGTTTAATTAATGGACGATGAAGCTAAATGCTGCATTGAATCAGCAGAGGGTATCATAAATAAATTAAGTAAACAACTGCGTGAAATTATATTTATGGATGATAATTATAATTTAACAGAAGTATTAAATATAGCTGAAAATATTAAAGCTATGTCAGAAATTATTATAGCCCAATCTAAGAAATTATTAAATAATAAATAATAAATAAACTCTGATAGCAAGCTAAATCTATCAGGGTTTTATTGTATATTATATTTTACAATGTCAAGATTAAGACTATTGTGATTATTACCTTTTAGCCAATTAGGGGTTTAAGAAATATGGCACAAAGAAAAAAATTAGGAAGTTCAAAAGATAATTCAGGATATGAACATTATGTAAAAGCTGTTCCTATTTTGGAAAACTTTGAAGATGTATATAATCTCAAACATCATTTAATTCATTCTTATGAAGAGTTAATGGACTTTTATAAAAATGAGTTTAAACCAGATTCATTTTTTGCATGGGACACTGAAACATCTGATTTAAGTCCTGAAAAAGGTGTTAAAACTGGTGATCTTGTTGAAGGTTTAATTGTAGGTTATTCTTTTACACAAGATGGGCATAATGGTTATTATGTACCGCTTACACATCCAGATATTGCGATTGGCTATAGAGGTTTAAAAGTTTTATATGCAATGATTTGTAAATCAAAATTGCATTTATTATATAATGCAAGATTTGATATGCGATTCCTTGAGTTTATGACACCTGAGAAGTATGGTTATACGCCTGAACCAAATGAAAAGATATATCCGTTTGATCTTTCAAGTACTAAATACTTTGATGTTCAATGTTCAGTTTGGCTTTCAGACACTAATGTTGTAATGCCATCGTTGAAAAAATCAGAAAAGCATTTTCTTGGCTGGAATCCACCAACATTTGAAGAGACTACTGGTGGTGAAACTAACTTTGGATATTTACCAGCTGCAAGTGGTTATAGATATGCTTCTTTAGACGCGTTAGCTACTTATAATCTTTTCTTTAAAACAGAACGTTATTATGTAGAATCAGGTGCTGCAGGTAAACTTGATAATGAATGTTTATATCCTCTAATGAGATTAGAAAATACACCAATAAATGTTGATCATGAATATCTTAAATCAATTCGTGGTGATGTTCTAGCTCATTTAGATGAGCTTAAAAAGTATCTTTATGCACAAGTAGGTCATGAATATAATCTATCATCAGGTAGAGAATTAATGTCTGTATTTCAGCAGCTTGGCATTGACACAGGTTCTAGAACAGCAACTGGACAAATGAAAACAGATATTAAAACTATTAGTACTTATTTTGCTACACATGGTGATAATGAATATTTACGTAAGCTAGTAGAATATAAACAGCTTTTGAAATTTGACAATTCATACCTTGAAACTTTATTAAAAATTTCAGCACCAGAAGAAATTGAAAAGCATCCAATTAGATTTAATTACTTTACTTGTAAGGTCCCAACTGGGAGATTAGCATCAGGGACTGATGGAAAAAATAAATTCTTTTCACCATTAAATATACAAAGTTTTCCAAAGCCACATTCACATAATTATCATTGTCATAAAGCAACTGATGAACAAATTGCAAATGGTGAAGATTTATGTGGTTGGGTTTTTGATAATAATCCAGAAGGTAGTTTAGGTTTAACAGAAGGACAAGATCCACATTTAAATGTACGAAAAGCAATTAGACCACCTGATAATGATTCAGTGATAGTATCTGTCGATATGAAAGCTGAAGAGTTAAGATTGGTTGCAAATATATATAAAGAGCCAACATGGATTCATGCTTTTAATACAAATCAAGATGTTCATAAATTAACAGCCTATAAGATTTTTGGTGAAGAGAATTATTGCAAAGAAGCTCGTAAAAAAGCAAAGGCTGCATCATTTGGTATTTTGTATGGATCAACTGCTTATGGATTTCATAATCAGTTTCCAGATATGTCATTAGAAGAATGTGAAGAATTTATTGATACATTTAAAAAGGCATTACCATCAATTGAGATTGGACAACGAAATGCTGTACGATTTGCAAAAAAGAATGGTTATGTTAAAACATATTTTGGTAGACCTCGCCGTGTAAAATACTATTTAAATAGTACAGACAGGCAAAAGGTTGGTTTTGGTACAAGGACAGTTAAAAATACAGCAGTTCAGGGTGCAGCTGGTGACTTACTTAAACTTATGCTAGTAAGATTATGGAAAGAACTATTTATTCCATATAAAGATAAAGGCGTTAAATGGGTTTGTACAATTCACGATGAAATTAACTATCTAGTACCTAAAAAGCTTTTAAAAGAAGTTGTTCCAATTATTATGAGGTGTCAAACAATTAAACTCCCAGATTGGGAAGTTCCAATGTTACCAGATCTTTCAATTGGAAAATCATTTGGCGAGCTAATTCCATTTGAATATGATCCAGATACATTTGATGGCACATTTACTCCACAAATGGAATCTATTCAAGATAGCACTGTTGATAATAATCCTGAACCAAGTGAAGATATTTATATTCCTGAATTAGAAGAAGATGATTATGACTATATGCAATAAATAAAGTGCCAAGTAGCTGTTATCTATAATTTAGTTATAAATAGCAGCTATTTCTTTTATTTATAAATAAATTTATGTTGTGGCATCTGCATTATTTGTGTATATAAAATGTAGTAAGTTAAAATTAGTCTTCAAGTATTAAGTTATAGGGTTTTATATGAAAGATTTATTTGACTCATTTGGATATAAGTGTCTTCAGATATTTCAACTAGTTGATGGTAAAACACTTTCATATGCTTATTCAAATAAGGCAATACCTGAAAGTTTTAAGAAATTTCAAGTTGAATACTATGCAAATTTATCACAATATATTAATAAGCATGATAATAAATCTAAATTATTTTTAGAAAAGTGCATTGACAATTTGCAGTTTATTGTTAATGAAGATTTATCATTTTTGTATCAATCACAAAAAGATCCACATCAGTTAGAGCTTCCATTTAATAATTAGTATTTATTATGAATGATAGAACTTTAAATCGAATTGCTCTCTTATATAGAGATCTTTTATCGAATTCAATAAAGTCATTATCAGATCAAGATAAAAGGACTTTATTGAATATAAAACCAAAAAATAAAATAATTGCAATTGGTGATATTGATTATTCTAATTGGAATTCATATGCTTTAACTTATTTATTAGAAAATAAATTAATTGCTCCAACTGTATTAGATGAATCAAAAATTTATCAGTCAATGCATGCTATGCGAACACATGATGAGCATATATTGCATCCACAGTATTTAATAAGTCAAAGTGTTATAATTAAAATTATAGGTTTGGACAATTCACCAAATATTAATGATTATATTAATTCATTCATTAATATGTGTATTGCAAATGATGATTGCAAGATAATATTTATTGTTATTGATGGTAATAAAAAATTCTATAAAAATAATTTATATATAAGAAAATCAAATTCAACTTTTATAGAAACTTCTACAGGTAGACCATACACAATAGACAGTACACCATTATGTATAGATCCTGATGATATTATATTTTTTAATAGTAATAAAAAAACTACAGTATCATCTGTAAGTAACACATCAAAGACAACACAATCAAAAACTAAAAAAGCTGGTTTATGTTCTTCTATAATGAATGAGCCAGACTTTTTTTAATTATTAGCTATAGGATAATTAGTATGAATATCCCAACTACAGCAGATATTAGAAATGAATTTAATCGTCTATACAAAGATGGTATTTTCAGAGAAGGAAGGTATGGAAAAACAATCGAGATTCAGAATGCTCACTTTTTAGCAGATAGTGATTCAATTATTCGTAAACCAAATTATGAATATGCAAATAGAGAGATTGAATGGTATAAATCACAATCTTTATTTGTTAAAGATATTCCAGGTGAAGTTCCAAAAATTTGGCAAATGTGTGCTGATAAAGATGGTAAGATAAATTCTAATTATGGCTGGTGTATTTGGTCAAAAGAAAACGGTAATCAACTTGACTATTGTATTAAAAGATTAATTGATGATCCACATACGCGTGAAGCATGTATGATTTATAATCGCCCATCAATGCAGGTTGATTGTAATTTAAATGGGATGCACGATTTCATGTGCACATATTCAACACAAGTATTTTTAAATGAAGTTAGAAGTAATATATATCAGCTTGATTATACAGTATTTATGAGAAGTTGTGATGCAGTATACGGGTATTGTAATGATTATCTTTGGGCACAGCATGTTCAATCACTTATGGTAGATTTACTTAATAAAGAAGGTCTGAATGTAATACTTGGTGATATGATTTGGAATGCTGGATCACTTCATGTTTATGAACGACATTTTCGCTGGTTAACTTAACAATTTGTATTAAAAACATTTATGGAGATTACTATGAAAAACTTTATTGCTATTATGTTTGCTTTATTAGTATTTATTGTGTTACCATCTGTAGCTTCAGCACAGCCACTGCCTCCACCAGGCCAATACTATGTAGTTGAAAGATGTTATACAGTATTATTCCCATATCCGCATTCAAGATGTGAATATGTACGTGTAAGACGTAATTATACGCCTATTCCACCTCCACCACATCGTATGTGGCCGTCACCAATTGGTCCTCGACCTGGACATCATCCTCCACCACCAGGTGGTCACAATCATAATCATGGACCTAGAAGATAAAATAAAATGCCGTTATATACAATTGTATATAACGGTTTATTTATATTTTATTGTATTAAAGTCTTAACAAGTAAATCATTAAAAATTAAAATATATAATTATAGCATAAGTGAAATAAATTGTCAATAGAAAAATAAAGAAATTTTCTGATACAATTCATATACAAAATTAGCAAATTTTTCGAAATTTTTCAGTTGACAAACAGTCCAAACTTTGTTATTATTAGACCATCAAATGAGCAGTGAAGCTTGTTTGAGACTCTTTGAAAAAATTTCAACCAGGTTAAAAAATTGGTTGACAAGCTCAAAAAAGTGTGGTATAAATAAACCATAAATTGAACGGGAATGGTTCCTGTTCAACTACTAAGAGGTAACTATGACAAGTAAATATTATGCGGTATATCCTGTTTATGGCGAAGATAAAGGACGTTTTATTTTAGGTGTATCAAAAGCCCTTAGTAATAAACGTTATTATCATGGTGAAGTTATTAATGAAGCATTTACAAAGGTTAATAGTCATAATTTTATTATAATAGACTGGAAACACTATCAGATAAAATATCATGTTAATGGCTATGAATCAAAGTGGAAACAATTTAAATCAAGTGAATTTTGGAATCACTTCAGATTTTCAACACCATGTGAAGATTGGGAAATTGAAGCCTATGGCCATATCAAGTAATGGAGGTTTATATGGGTTATACAATGCAGCAAATTCAAAAGTGCTACAATGACGTTATAAACACATATAAGGCGATGTCATTTAAAGAAGTGCCGTGCTCTTCAATGGTAAATTATACATTAAACGGCGTTTATCGATCAACAGATTTAAAAAGCACAGTTTCAGATAATGTATCTGTTCGTGTGAAGCTTATAAGTAAGCATGAAAAATTTATTGGTTTAGATTATCCTGCATATTTTATAGATCTTGATGTAGATCAATTAGTTAATTTAAAATCTGCTAATGTAGCACATTATAATAGATTTTATTGTGTAGATGATAACTATTATACAACCAATATTAATGACGTTATTAATGCACGTGCTATAAGTCTTAAACGGTATCTTGACTTTTGGGATCATCGTAATAAAAATATGAGACTTAATTTGGCAAAAATGCCTAATTCATTATTATTATATTTTCATAAATTAATTAATTCTAAACTTGGAAATCGCACGAAAGTATTCTCAATAAGAGATGTATATTTTAGTTATGCTGGAGTTTCACGTAAGTTAGTTATTGTAATTAAACATGAAGATAACTTAGCGACAGAATCATTTTGGTTTGATCCTTGCATTAAACAAGTTGTTTAATATTGGAGGCTGGTATGGTTGAATTATATGGTGTTACATATTGGGAATCTGCTGATTGTACACATTGTTCACATAAGTATTTTTATTTAACGCAAAAACGCGATGCGTCTAATCTTGCAAGGTCTACATCAAAAAAATCTGGTAAATGCTCACAGATATGGAAATGCCGTGGCTATTATGATGCGAGCTATAAGTTTTGTGAAACTGAAGCAAGTAATGTTGCCATTTATTATAATGGTAAAAGGAAGTAGGATATGATTGTTTACCATGTTATTAAAAAGAATGTAGATGGTGCATATTTACTTGATAATAGAAATGACATTATTTATACAGATACAATAGAGCAAGATGCACGAGAGATATTTAATAATCGTGTTATAAATAAATCAAAAAGTGAGATTTATGATTTAGTTATGGAAATTAAAGGTCAAAAATATTTACATATCTTATGTGAAAGATAGTTTAACTATGTGTAATTCATATAGGGAGATATTATATGCCAACAATAAATGAGTCACATGCAAAATCATTAGCACTATATGGAATAACACTAAAAAATGAAACAAAAGTTTCAGCAATATTACAATTAAAAGACCAAAGTGTCGATTCAAAAATGTCTCGTGCATTATATGAGAAATTAATATCAGCTATCGATTATCATATTCTGCATGATATTAAACTACCTGATATTACATTTGGTATTGAATTTGAATTTGTTGGAAGTGAAGACCAGTACGACATTTCTGCATTTGATATAGAAATGTTTAGACTTTTAAAAGAAAAATATTTTCGTTCGGGAGTATATACGCACAATGATGGCACGTCATGGATTCTTGGAAAGGATGGCTCAATAAATATAAATGATTCATCTCTAAAAGAGCCATTTGGATATGAGTTATCATCACCAAAGCTTAATTTATTTAATGCAGACGATATTAAAACTATTACAACCGTAATTGAATATTGCAAAAAGTATTTACATGCAGAAGTAAATAAATCATGTGGTACACATATTCATATTGGCTTTAAGCATAATAATATTTTCCGTGGTAGTATATGTGATTTATTATCAGCATATTCTGTTATGGAAAAAACAGTATTTGATCCAATTGTACCAACATCAAGGCGTCGCAATAAATATTGTCATCCTACTAAACCATGGCCACGAAATAAATATCAGAAGTTAAGTTCAAGATTTTGTGAATTTTCGTATGACGGTGAATGTAATAAACTTCATTTTGAGTTTAGGCAATTAGAAGGGACATTAGATTTACAAACAATATTATATTGGGCAGAGTTACAAACATATGTATTATATGATTTGTTAGATCATATTGACAATATGCAATATGTTAAAAATATTATGAAAATGAATATTTTTGATATTTTGTTTAATTACAATTTTGACTCATCACTTATAAACTTTTTCATTGATAGAATAATAAAATTTAAATCAAGATCGATTCAATCGATTTAACAATTTGTGTATACTATATTTAGCAATAGTTTGTGTCTATTGCTAATAACCCACAGGAGAAATTGCAATGTGTGAAGTTTACGGATTTTGCGGAAATAAACCTACAAGACTTAATCGTTATACTAATGAGTTTTGGCTTCATTCAAGAGTGCACCAAGATGGGTTTGGTTACTATCTTGCTGATCGTAATTTATTATATGTAAATCCAAATTCTGCAATGAATTATATAAAGGGATTAGGTAAATTTAATTTTGAATCAAAGCTTGCACTTTGTCATATTCGTTTTAAGACACATGGGCCTGCAAGTGCATTAAACTGTCACCCATTTATTAAATATGATGTTAAAGGAATTAGGTGGTCACTAATTCATAATGGTTATATTGATGATAGCCCTGCTGTTGCTGCATTAGGTACTTTACAAAAAGGTGAAACAGACAGCGAGCGTATTTTACTCTGTATTGTTGAAGCAATTAACTCATTTTATGAGCATTCATATTTTGAAAATTATAATGAATTTTTCAATTGTATGTATCATGTAATTGAAAACACATGTCATGAACTATCAACATTAGGTAAAACAAATCTAATCTTTACAGATAGTCTTACAAATAATATGTATGTTTATATGAATGCACATAGTCTTTATTATTTAAAGACAGATAGTGGCATTCATGTTTCAACAACAAAGCTAACAGATGAGGATTGGAATTCAGTTATTCCAAATAAATTGCATATTTTTAATAATGGCATAGAAATAAATTAATATATTTAATATATAGTAGGATTTAGTATGAGTGAAAGCACAGAAAACACTGTAGATATTTTTAAAGAACTTGATGATACTGAGCTTGAGATTGTTTTTATTGAAAAAATATATAAAAAGTTAAAGGAAGCTGATAGTAAGCATGAGCTTAGAACTGCAGCAGCTTTGTTATTATGTATGTCAATTGTTGATACATTGAAAAAATACAATGAACTAGTTGTTGAAAATAATAGAACTATTCCACATGAAGATGTATTTAATATGCTTTTAAATAAAGGTGAATCATTTTTAGTATTAGTCGCAAATGATGAATCAAAAGCGCCTTATATATCACAAAGATTAAATGAACTTAGATCATGGTCAAAAGAATTGCTGTATACTCTTAAAAAAGATTTAACTAATAAACCAGAATATAATCATCTAAAGAAAGAGTAGCTACTTATGTTTGTTAGATCTATATTATCATATATTGGATTATATATATTAATATTATCAGTTTGTTTAGTTATAGAACAAATAATTTTATATTATAAAAATAAACATAAAGACAAGTAATAATTACGAAGGGAAAACTAAAAATTTTCCCTTCTTTTTTTATTGACATGCTGGAAATTCTGTGCTATAATAATTGGCTTTAGTTTTTGATGCAAAACTGATGCAAAAGTGGCTTTATTTCGATACAATATGATGCAAAAATTTTTGAAATTTTTAGTTGACAAGGTAGCTGAATCACAGTATTATATGCCTATCGAATGGTTGAACAGACCATTTGAGTGTTGACAGTCAATTGAAAAAATTTCAACCAGATTAAAAAATTGGTTGACAAGTTCATGAGACTATGGCATAATAAGCTCATAAAATGAATGGATGAAATGGCTTCATCCATTAAACCAAATGGAGACTGTGATATGACAATTATGAATCAAAACATTAAATCAAGAGCTGTCCTCGTTGATATGTATCGCGAGAGACTTGGTAATGACTCAAAGTTTGCTGTTAAAGGTTTAATGATTGTATTTAAAAATCAGCTGTCTGATGAAGTAGCTGCAGAATGCACTGTTTATAGCAATAAACGTGGTTTTAATAAGTCTGATGCAAAATTCCTTAGTCAAACTGCGAAACGTATTTGTGATCACGAAAAGCTATCATCTGATGATATTTATGAACTGCAATGGCGTATGCCGAAATATGCTGCACAGATTGTACGTTCAGGAATTGGAGATGGTCGCATTGTAAAAGCAAATGGTAAATATACTTGCTTTGAATAATCATTGGAGGGTGCACAATGAAGGTTAAAGATTTTATTAGTCTTGTAAACTCTTCTTATTGTGAAGAATTTTCTGATGTACCTGAAACTGATGTTGAACTTGTAAAATCTCGTGTTGGTGAAACGTGGTCATTTGATGAATCATATTCTACTTCAATGAATGTATATAAATGTGAAGATGGGTATGTTGGTGTTATTGGTGTTTGTCATACTGATGAAGTTTATTTTGGTAGAAATCCCTGGCTGTTAGCACATTTACCACGTTGTATTGCTGTTGAAGTGTCTGAAGTGCCAATTCCAACATTTGTGCCAAATCCTAATGGTGCATATTTAAAGTTTGCTGAACATACATCAAAACCAATTTCTAGCTTTGGAGAATAGACAATGAGTATAATTTCTTTTGAAAGCAATAAATTTACCATTAATATGGTAAATGGTAATATTGAATCTCCAAAAAATATACTTACAAAAATTACGCAAGCTATTCTTGATAAATGTCCAAAAGATGTTGAACTTGCATATAGTGATTATTCTTCAATAATTACAAAAGATAATAATAAAATTATAGCCTCTGTATGGAAATTTAATTTAAAAGATCTTATTGTAAATTGTCCACTTAATTGTTTTGTTGAAAGTGGACATGACTATGCGATTGTTTGGAATATTAAATTTTATAACAATGATATATTGTTATCTGATGTACATCCAAATGCAAATATAACATGCGCAATGGGTTATATGGCTCAAGATGAGAATAGAACTCTATTTATGCTTGGTACAAAAGCAATGATGTTTGCTAGAACGCTTGGCGATAGTGTTAAATTATTCTTTGCTGATGTTGATCCTATGGTTGACATTGTTGCGAATGCAATTAATTGTGCTGATATTAAAAAGACAAAAATTGGGTTTAGTGGAATAATTCCAATTAAAGATTATAATGTAAATCTGTCATTTTGTAATGGTAAACTTACAGCTGTTATTCCACATAAATATACTATGACTGATAATGTATATGGTGCACGATATTCGAATTATTCGAGAACAGTTGACTTTGCGAATGCTGATGCTGTAAATTCATTTAATTGGGATGCTTTGTGGGATGACTTATATGAAAATCGTAATGGCACATGTACATATCATGGTTCATTGGGTTCATAATTAAAAATTATTAATTTATTGTGTATATTATCACATGTGAGATGTAATGGTTCATCTCGCATATTATGGGAGATTTAAAAATGAGTCTTGAAGCAACTGCGAAAAAAGAATTAGTCGATAGCATTTTAAAAGCTATGGTAACTCCATGTGTGAAAACTTCATCACATTCTGAAATTGAGGACAATAAGTATAGTGCATTTATTAAACAAGTAAATCTTGGTAGAGATGCTAAAATACAATTGCCGCTTGATTATGCTCTAAAAGATGAGATGTTTAATCTTATTAAAAGTGGTAAAGTGTTTATTGAAAACTCTATAAAGTTTATAACTACATTTACGACAAAAAGACCAAGCGTAGCAATTAATCAGTCTTTTATTGAAAAATATATTGGTAATGAATTTATATATTCATTTCTTGACAATCATCCAGGTATTATTAATATTGACAAGTTAAAAGATATTCCTGTTGATTATGAAGGTTTAATGGCTGTACCACCGACGGTTCTCGAATATAAGAATATAAATAGATTTAATGTACACCGTATTCTTTATGCACCAAAGCATAATGGTAAATCATTATACCCACGTGTTGTTGTGTCTAACAAATTTGTAACCGCTAATTAAATGGTTTAATATGGAGGTTTAATATGTTTAAAGATAATGGTATTATAAATCGTACTAAGCTTGTTGATGAACCAATTGTTGAAATGCTACTTAATAAAAAGTATAAAAAGTCAGGCATTCAATTTATGAAATCATCTGCACATGATTTGGATTGCACAAATTCAAGTATTATTTGTTATGGAAATGGTACAAGAAAAGGTCTTAATATAAAACGCAATTCATCAAAGTATTATCGATCATCGAACTTTTCTATTGCTGTAAATAAGAATAAGTTGGGTTGTTATATTGGTAATACATATGTATTTGTTGATGAAGTATCAGATTGTTTGTATATAGTAGATGGTATGCAATTGTTGAATTATATTCTTGAACATGCAGACAATGTAAAACAATCAGATGGAAATTTAAATAATTATTATATTGTAATTCCAAAGAGTGATATTGTATTAATGATTGCTGATAAGAATGCTGGTATTATTAAATATAATAAATCTGTTGCAAACCTATTTGCAATTGGCCGTGATGAAACACAATTTGCTGGTTTAGTTTAAAGGGTATAGAATAATGATGAATAAAATTACATTTACAAAAGTAAGAAATGTTAAGTCGCCACAGCAGTCATATAGTTATCCAGCTGGTACAGATATTTTTATTCCAGACTATAGTAGTTCATTTCGTAATGATTTGGTAGCTAAAAATTTAAATAGCAGTGATTATGAATTATCTGTAGCGCCATCTTTAGATAGTATGACAATTACAATTGCACCACATGGTAGAATAAATATTCCATCTGGCATTAAAGTAGACATGGAGAATAAAGATACTTGTTTATTAGTAGCAAATAAATCGGGTGTAGCTTCTAAAAAAGGACTTAATCATCTTGCTGAACTTATAGATGCTGATTATCATGGTGAGATACATATAAATTTATATAATACAGGATCTGAGCCTGTTACAATTACTACTGGAGATAAGATCACACAGCTTATGAATTTACCGATTATTTATCCAACATGGAAAGAAATTTCTAATGATGAATTCTCTAAGTGTGTGGATAATACATCGCGTGGTGAAAAGGGGTTTGGTTCGAGTGGTACAAAGTAAAGAGGCTTATAATGAAACTTGTTGAAACTATAAACTTGATGTGTAGTAATGATTGGAAAGACCGTTTTGTTGCTGAATATATTCAGCTGATAATTCGATTATCGAAATTAGATGATGTACTTAATAATACATCAGATACATATTCTGTAATTGATGATCGTATAAAAGCTTTAATGTTAAAACAGCGAGATGCAATGGAATCTTATAAAATGTGTCTTGAAAAACGTGCTGATATTGCAGGAATAAATTTACAAGAGTATAATAGAAAATTAATATCTAATACTACGTAGCTTTGTAGATTATAATTCTATAATATTTATTGACATATTAATTTAAAGGTAAAAAGATGGACGCTCAGCAGTTGGATAAACAAATCCAATCTGTATTAGAAAATCTACCATATTTCTCTAAATTAGGCACATGGTTATGTATTAAATTGTCTGATTATGCAGCTCAGTTAAATGGCTGTCGTTCAACTAGACAAATGAATGATAATCAGATCGCTGACATTGATGAGCAATATCAGTATTTACTAAATATACTATCATATCAGATACATGAGGCGATGAATTTCTTAAAAGAAGAACATATATACAAGCAAGAAATCCTTGAAATGGATGATGATGAATTAGAAAATCTTATTGTTGAAACATTGTTTAGTATGACTGTTTTAGATTGCAGAAATATATTTGTAGATTATTTTTTCAATGTCAATAAATAGTAAATAAATTAGCTCCCCTATGTTAATAGCATAGGGGTTTATTTGTATATAATTTAAAGTAATTTATTATAGCATAATTTATTTTGGAGTAATTATGTATACAGCATCACATACACCAAAGGTTTTAATTATAGAAGGTCCTGATAATGTAGGTAAAGATAGTCTTATTGAAAAGCTAAACTCATTATATAGTAATATAAAAGTTATTCATGCTGGAGTGCCAAAGAGTAAAGATCTTTTTAGCTTTTATTATAATGGTTTAATTCATGATACACTCGATGGTTATTATGATGAAACATTAGATCTTGTTATACATAATCGTTCAATGTATGGTGAATATGTATATGGTCCAAAATATAGAAATGAGCTTAAAGCTGATATTGTAAGCTTGATTCATAAGCTTGAATTAGGTCAATTAAGAACTTTTATCTTTAGCAAAGATTTATACTTTATATTACTTACAAGTTCAAATATTGATTTACTTGTAAATAATGATGATGGGAAATCTTTGTCAAATAAATGGTCTGATATTCAAGATGAAGTAAATTCATTTGATGATATTTTTAATTTGTCTAAAATTGAAAATAAGAAAAAGATATATGTAAATAATGGTAATATATTTAGAGATAAAAACGACATCTATAATGAAGTATTATCTTTTATCACAAATAAATAAGGAATATGATTTTGAACGAAAATATTAAATGGATTGCACTTCAGCCATTAACAGGGGGCCTATATTTTGCAACTGAAAATGCAGTAGGTCATTCTGCTGAATGTATTATTTCATTTCATGGAAATGATAAAGCAAAATTAAAAAATGATAAAGTGATTTCTGCACATAATGAATATCATCTTTTACAATACTTAAAAAAGCATAATAGATCAGTACCATATTATAAATTTGACAAAGACCCATTTCAATCAGATTATAAAAATACAAATATTAAAATATTAGAAAGTAAAGATAAACAGGTTAAACCTGATTATAATGGTATTGATTTAGTTGTTGCATTGCCCGTGTGCTCAGGACTTTCTAATTCAACAATTGCATCTTCAAAAGATGCTCTAATGTCTAAAAATTATAATATGTTATTTTTGGCAAATTATACATTAAGTGTAATTAAACCAAAAGTATATATTTTTGAAAATGCTCCAACATTATTAGCTGATAAAGGTAAATGTGTTCGTGATGAATTAGAATCTATAGCAAGAGATAATAATTATTCTGTGGCATATTATAAGACTAATACAATGCTGCATGATAATTGTCAAAATAGACCACGGACATTTGTATATTTCTTTAAAAGAGATGATAATATAAAAGGTGTTCCTGAGCTTCAATTTGAAAATAAGCAAATTTCAGTAGAAGAACTATTAAATAGAATACCAAAAAATGATAATGATACAATGAATGTTACACTTAAACTTAAACCAGTTAGACAAGCATTGTATGATTATCTTATTAATAATGAAAGTGACTCATTTAGAAAAATATTAACTTCAGCACATGTGCTAGATGTTTTATACAGAGATAATAAATTAAGAGACTTTGAAAAGTATATTGTAAATAATTCACAATACAGTGAAAGCTTTAAAAAGCGAATTAGTGATTATATAAATATAATCTATAACAAAAGAAGTCAAAATAAAAATTTTTGGCATGAAGAATTAAATGTTATAAAAGATGATATTATGCCAGCATGTATGCACAGAACAATGGAAAGTGTATTACATTATAAAGAGAATAGACTTTACACTTTACGTGAATGGTTAACTACAATGGGAATGCCATTTGATTTTAAATTATATGGTGATATATTAAAGGTTTATAAACAGATTGGTCA